AAAGAAAGGTTCATTAACATCATCAAAGGTTTCATTCGGTTCTCGTAAAAGAGGTTCAGCAAAGAAATCATATAACAAACACAGTCCACGTCCAAAAGATTATAAAGGACAAGGAAGATAACAATGTTTAGTAGAGAAGTAACAAATGATTATGGTTCTTATAGTAGAGTAAATCCTAATACAATTTTATTTAAAGGAGTATTTGATAAAAACTTTAGAGAACTAAAAACGATTGACCCTAATACGGCAACATACAAAGTATTCAATTGTCCATCTCAATCTATTAATTTCGCAGTAAAGTTGGGGAGTAATACATATATTCCCCAACATTTATTTGATACATTAGTTACAGCATATAAAGAAAACAATCCATACTATACTATAAAAGATTTAATTACAATAGAAATGGATTTATCTAAAACTATTAATTACATTGGTAGTAAATATGGGGCAGAGATTACAGCCAATTCAATTACCTATACCGGTACACTAATAGGGAGTTCAACAAGTGGTTCAATTCAAGTTACAGCAACACCATCACAAACATTAAATAGTAAATTAGGTTTAGCCGGAGTCACTGCATTAGATTTACAATTTTATAATAATATGGATGATACTCAATTAAATGAAGAAAATATTATCAAACAAATATTATTTTTATTTGATGAAACTAATGTAAGAATTAGCGGAACATATCAAACATTACCATCTGATTTTGTACCTGTTTCTACCGACGTAGTTTTACCTTTATCACAAAGAGTAACCAATTTAGATGATTATTTAAGAGATGTTCAACGTTCTTAATATTTATATTATATGGATATTAACAAATTATTAAAAATTACCAATATGTACGCAAAAACCAATTGGAGAAAATATTTTGATGAAGATGCATCTCCGGCAGTTTCAAACTATATCTCTATGAATGGTGATAAGTTATACCCTTGGATTTTACAAATATTAAAAGGTGCGATTGAAGAAAATTTAGAAGAGGTTGCTATCATTAAGTTCACCGATAGTAAAATGTTTGCTACAATAGATAAGAGTGAATATAAGGACCTTCTAAATAAAATGATGGATTACTTTGTATCTAAAGAACAATACGAACAATGTGGAGCAATACGAGATTTAATCGTATCTATTGATAATCCACCATTACCAAAACCAAAAAGAAAATATACTAAAAGAACAACTAAATTACAAAGTTAGTATATTTATAAGAAATAACAAAATAATATGAGAACAGTATTAATCGGGTCGGACTTCGTATACAATAAAGATGGTAATTTAGTACCAATAGAACTTAACACAAATATAGGTTGGGTAAATCTAACAGTTGAAGATAATGAAACAGCATTAGATTTTACGGAACTTTCTAATTTTATAACTGAAAAAGCTTTTACTAAAGTAGTGTACATTGGCTCAGTTTTAAAGTTTAATAAAAAATTAAAAACGTTAACCACTACTTTAGGCATTTCATTTGAACACCACGAAACCGGAGCATCTTCAATCACAATTCCATTTGTTGAGGACAACGATGAAACTTTGATTATTAGAAGTGCATACGATACTACCGCATTGGTGGATGACACATATTGTAAAGATAAAGTTAATTTTTTAAATTTAATAAAAGATTCTACATTTGCCTCACAATTTGCATATAAAGATAGTAATGGTGATTTAGTTAATCATATCACATCTATAAACGATAATGGTGTTCATCCTAACTTTATTTTAAAAGCGGTTAATCCTGGATATGATAAAACAAATTATCCTAAATTTTATAAAGTATCAAATGAATCGGAATTAAATACAATATTATCAAATATAGACAATGGTCATTTTCTAATGGAATTTCATTTGAATATAGATAAATTATATCAAGACCATATTCAAATATTTAGAGGAATGAATCTATTATTCCCTCCAAATTTAGAAAGTATTTCTCTGGGTGGTTATACATATTTACCAACTGGAAGATTAGATAGTGATGTAACATATGATACCATAACATTTGAATTGAATACCGAATTTAAAAATAGATATATTAGCAACGAATACTCATTAGTCGCGCCAAAATTGTTAGATACTGATAAAGTAGAAATGGCGGACGGTTCATTTAAAACTGCATTAGAATTACAAGTTGGAGATATAATAAAAACAATAGACATTCCAAATCCAAATGAAGTAGATATGGAATCGGAAATCGCTGATTTTGGTATATCATATAATACATTTTTAACTGGTACAACATATTCAACAAACGCAGTCACTAATAAACAAAAAGTTAGTCAAATTGTTAATTATGTTAGAATTGATTTTACCGATAATACTTTTTGGGAAGATACTAATACTTCAAATTATTTAATTGTGAGAAATGATAACATTAAATTTGTGTCATTATCACATGAAACCGGCAACGAAGATACAATTCAAATTGGTGACAGTATAATATTATTAGACACAACGGATGGTAATTTCAATCCAATAATTAAAGAAGTTGCATCTATAACAACAACAAAACAAATATTTGATGGATGGGTTATTAGTGTTGAAAGGGCACATATGTTCTTAACACAAACATCCAACAATACATCATTTGTAACAATTGAACACAACGTGGGTTGTAGTTCTAACACCGGTCCATGTGAACAGTCCACCTGTCCAAAAGGATTATATTGTGACGGGCCGGGTAATACTACCTTAGCTTGTGCAGGTAGACCCCTTTGTATTTGTAGACCAGGTTGTACTCCATATACCCCTAAATAAAAGTTAAAAAATAATATATAATGACATTAATAGAAAAACAAACAATTGATACTACAATGACACAAATAGGAGCATTGATTATCGCCGCAAATTCTTAATTATAAAAAATAAGTTATATGGATTTAAATTTTAAAAAGATTTATAGTGCCTGGATTATTGCGCATAACCCCAATCCATCACAAAAATTACTCGCAGAAAAACGAAATGAAATTTGTGAATCTTGTCCGTCTAGAAAAGTATTAACAAATAAATTAAAATTAGGGGTAGTATGTGGTGAATGTGGTTGTCCTATATCTAAAAAGATATTTTCAAATGATTTTAACGATTGTCCATTGAAAAAATGGGAAGAGGTTGATACCACATATCAAACTTTTAAATCTAAATCTATTAAATCATTGTTATAATTAACATAACACACTATGAATTTAAAAAATTACATATGTGGTGTTCCATTTAATTCATTGGAAATACATAATAATGTTTGTTTTGTTTGTTGTCCATCTTGGTTACCCAATAAAATAGAGATTGGTGAAATTCCTTTAAAGGACATATACAATAGTGCACCAATTATTGATATTAGAAATTCTATAATAGATGGTTCATTTAAATATTGTGATAAAGAACTTTGTCCCTATTTAAGTAAATTGGTAAACTATGGGATTCCATCAGGCCCAATACATTTAAAAATAAATTCACACTACACAACTCCAATTATAGATAATAATACACCTGACTATTTGGTAATGAATTTTGATAGAACTTGCAATTACAAATGTCCATCTTGTAGAGTAGATTTAATTGTTGAAAGTAGTGAAGGATTAAAACGTATTGAAAAAACAATAGACGAAATTGACACATATTATTCACAAAATGTAAAAACTTTATATATTACGGGTACAGGTGACCCATTTGTTTCGGTTAGCTTTAGAAATTATTTAAGAAACTTTAACCCTGAAAAATATCCCAAATTACAAAATATACACCTACACACAAACGCAAGTATGTGGAATAAAGAAATGTGGAATAGTATGCCAAACGTACATAAATATGTTCACACTTGTGAAATAAGTATTGACGCGGGGACAAAGTATACGTATGAAAATAAAACAAGATTAGGTGGTAATTGGGAAAATTTACTAAGTAATTTAAAATTTATTAATACAATACAAACATTAACATCAATAAAAACATCGTTTGTGGTACAAGATACGAATTATACCGAAATGGAAATGTTTTATAATTTAATGTATTCCATTTTTGGTAAACGAGTAAATGTATTTTTTGGTAAAATAACTAATTGGGGGACGTTTTCAGAAGGGGAGTTTAAATTAAAACAAGTATGGGATACGGAACATCCGGAACATGAATTGTTTAAAATAAATTTTAATAAAATATGGAAAAACCAAAATGTTTTTCATAACTTATATGAATTTATTGATAATACTAATAAAACTTTAATATAATGGTAGAAATATTACAAAATCTATTGACACAGGAAGAATTGAAGTATATTAACAATTTAATATACGACGAAACAAAATGGAAGTGGCGTACAACCTATAATCAAAAAAATAATTTAGGAGAAAATTTGTGGTTTGATTCTATATTTGTAGATGACAACAAATTAAAAGAATACTATAAAATAATAACATCTAATGGTGAATATGAATTAATTGAAACTGCTATAAACATAATAAAACCAGATAGACAGATACACAATAGTAAACATAAAGATAGTGGTGATTTAAGTTTTGTTACATATTTAAATGAAAATTTTGAAGGTGGAAAATTAATTCATTACGATAATGATTTAGAATTTTCAATAACACCAAAAACAGGATTAAGTGTTAAAATTCATAGTAAAACATTACATAAAGTTGAACCTATGATATCCGGAGTTAGATTTAGTTTATATACATTTTTACAAAAAAAACAAAAAACAAATAAAAGTTTATTATAATGGGATTATTGATTAATAATGATTTGATATGGGTATCGGTTCCAAAATGTGCAAGTAGTTCAATAGAAAACGCATTATTAAATTCTAATTTAAAAATTGAAAAACATAGGCAGTATTACAAAGACCCATATAATCATTTACATATTAAACTTGATGAATTGTATGAATATTTTGGAAAAAAAGAAACAATTTGTATAACCAGAGACCCATTGGAACGATGGATTAGTTCATTACAAACAATTTGGTTATCAATCGATAAAGATGGATATACACCAATTATAAATTGGAAAGATATTGATAATAATTTTTTGTATAAAACATTTGATAAAACATTTGTAAATAATATGCATTATTATGAAACAACAGAAAAAAATAATTTTATAATCGTAAAAGATTATAAAGGTGCACCTAAAACAGCGCCAAATTTTGGTTTAATATCCAATTTAATGATTTCACAACAATTTTGGAAAAACAATGAAAAATGTACATATGAATTTAGTATTAATGAATTATATAAAGTTGAAGAATTTTTTTATAAAAAATATAAAGAAAACATACTCATATCAAATATAAATCCAAATAATATGTTACATAATAATTTCGTAAAACAAGAAAATAAAATTATAATAGATGATGAATTAAGGAACTGGTATTGGGAATTATTCGAAAAAAGATTTATCAAATCAAATAATATCATATGATACATTTATTAAATAATTTAGTTTCAGCTGAAGATTGTGAACTGTTAGTTTCTGATTTTCGTAGACTACAAAAAATAAAAATAAATTCGGATAAATATGATACATTACTTAATTATAAAACAACGTATGGTTTCAGAGGTTATGGTGAATTTGATAAATTATTAAATACTATAAAACCAATTATTACTGAGTTAAATCATAATAAAGAAATTAAAAATGTTAATTCATTTGTTAGAGAATATAAAAATGGTTCAGTTTTAAAAAAACACGTAGATAGGGACGATATTGGTATTACATTAAGCATTTGTTTATTTTCAAACATTAAACAAGGATGGTCACTTAATGCCGAATATAACAATATTGAAATTTCACACACACCAAATATTGGAGATGGTGTACTTATAATAAATTCGGATAAAATTACACATTGGAGAGATGAATTAATATGTGCCGACAACGAATCTGTTATTCAATTATTTTTACATTGGAAAGAAATTTCAATAAATAAAAAATCTTTAATATAATTTTAATAAATGATAAACTATACTACTATACCAAATCTTCTATCAAAAAAAGAATGTGAAGATTTATTACAATTTTCATTAACTAAAGAATTAAAGCCAGCAGGGGTGGGTGGACCTAACATGTTGGATTTAAAAAGTAGAAAATCAAATGTTTTTTTCTATGATTATAGTTTAAATTTTCCAAATTTAAATGAAAAATTAATTAATATTTTTAAAAAAGAGGTGAATGTGAAAGGATACGTTATTGATTTTACAAATAATATGTTTCAATTTACAGAATATACAAAAGACGGTTATTATAATTGGCATGAGGATAGTGGGAATGAGGACGAAGTTTTTTCTAAAAGGTATTGCTCAATGGTAATACAATTAAATGATGAGTATACCGGTGGAGAATTACAAATAAAAGACAAAGATAATAATGAAATAACTTTAGAAAAAGGATTGGGTAATTTATTTATATTTTATTCACATTTAACACATAGAGTAAAACCCATAACAACAGGAACACGATATTCATTGGTTAATTGGTTTAGGTTGACACCAATAGAAAACTTTAAAAAAACATTAATATAAACAAATGTGGATATACCACACTTAATTTTAAAAACTATGAAAAATAATTTTTTAATAATTGGAATACCAAGGTCTGGAACAAGTTCATTGATGAAATCGATAGCAGCTGCTAATAATCTTTCTTATATATATGAACCATTTAGAAGGGGAATAACTGAGTTTGAAATTGAAAATATAGTGTTTAAAACTCAATTAAGTCAAATTGACGATAAATTCAAAACTGAAACGGTTACAGAAGAGCATTTGCAAAATTGTGTTGATTTTTATGTAGATTTTAGTAAACAATTTGATAAAGTTATATTAATCATAAGAGAAAACACAAAAGAAAATGCAGAATCATTATCGGTACAAAATTCGGGAATGGATGAAAGAGCTAAATATCTTTACCACAATCACTTATATGATAATCTTGCCGACAAGTTGGAGATTAAAATTAAAATGGTAAACGAATATATGATTAAATTATCAAATTTATTAAATGTCCCAATTGACACCTACGAAAACATATACTATGGTACGGGTTTAATTGATAAATCAATTTCTTTGGATTATGAAATTTTACACCCAAAACATAAACAAAGACAAAATAACCCAATAACAAACGAAAAAAAATTAATATAATATGATTAATGAATTTCAAAAAATATTAGATTATTTGGACATAACTGATTTAGAAAATAAAAACTTTCCCGTTGGGCAAAAATATAGGGTTAATACGAAAGTTAATAAATTAATTTAGAAAAAATGTTATTAAAAGAAGAAATTTTATTCACAAAAGAAGAATGTGATAAAATTATATCATACGCAAATCAATGGCACAATAGAGAAATATCTGTTGATTATAATACTAAAGAAACTAAAATAGGAGGTAAAATGTTATCAAATACTTTAATTTGGAACAATGAAAATATATGGTTTGCGGAAAGAATAGTCAATTGGGTAAATGGCATACCAAATATTAAAAAAATAATTAACAATAATATATTTACAGCATATAGAAATTACAAAGAAGGTGATTATTTTATAAAACATGATGACCACATAAAAAATGGTGCAGAAAGAATATATACAATTGGAGTTCAATTAAATTCAAAAGAAGATTTTATAGGTGGTGATTTTAAAATATATAGTAGTAATAATGAAACTATAATAAATTTTGAAACTGGAAAAGTTTATATTTTTGAATCGTCATCACCACATTCAGTTGATATGATAACCAAAGGAAATAGAATAACATTAATGTTATTTGTTGAAAAACAAAACTTAAGTAATGAAATTATTAAGCCAAAGAGTATTATTTAATAAAGTAGAATGTGAATCTATTGTATGGAATGCAAATGAAAATATTGCAAACTTTAATATGGAAAATAGAAAATACCATTCCCAACCAATTGATTATTCATTACAAAATAAATGGTTATTTGATAAATTAAAATATTTTTTTGAATCCGAAACTGGTTTACAAATTATAAAAAATAAAGAAGAAATACATTTTCATAAATTTGCAAAAGGTAATTGGTTTGGTAAGCATAATGATGTTAGAGATGAAAGATTATACGCAATTGGTGTATTATTAAACGATAATTTTATAGGAGGTGATTTTAAATTATACAACCCAAATGAAATTATATTAGATAAAGTTATTGGGAATACATATTTATTTGATGTAAGAATAGACCACGAAATAACACCAATTTTAGAAGGTGAAAGGTATTCTTTATTATGGTTTTTAGAAAACGAACATATAAAAATAGAAAGAAATAAATTAATATGAAGGCATTAGAATATTGGAATCCTGCGGGATTTGAAATTTCATCGTTTAGAAACAATTTAAGTGAAAGAGTTAATCAAACATATAAAGGTTCGGGTTCAGATATTACAGGAAATTGCACTTACACTTATAATGAATTGGGGTTTAGAGGAGCTAGTATAAAAAAAGAAGGGTTTAAGGTAATGTCATTAGGTTGTTCTATTACTGAGGGAGTTGGTGTAAATGATAACGAAACATGGTCACATCAATTGTGTAAATTAATACCAAATGGAGTTGATTTAAATTTCGGATGTGGTGGTAGAAGTAATGATTATATCACCCGTTGTTTGATGACATATTACGATTTAGTAAAACCTGATTTAGTTTTAATTATGTATACCGAATCACATAGACGAGAATTTTATACCAATGAAGGTGGTATAGAACCATTCCACCATAAAAGTTGGGGGTATTTTAAAGAAACCGAAAATGGTGTAAATGAACATAATGCACATCTTACTTTATTAAATAAATCAAACAATTTTATAAATTGGTATAAAAACCATACGTTAATAAAATTATTTTTAGAATCAAAAAAATGTAATTGGGTTTGGAATGGATGGTATGCAACTAATGATTATAATGATAATAATAGATTTGATGGAGATTATTCAGCACCATTTGTTGATAATGGAGTTGATGGAGCACATCCAGGATACATACATAATAAAAAATATTCAAAAAAATTATATACATATCTTGTTAATAATCAATTAATTACAACAAATATTCTAAAATAATTGGAAAAGTCCTAATAATTTCGTATCTTTAAGTATAAACATTAAACTCTAAGATATGAAGATTTTACCTCTTATTGGTATTGTACTATTATGTGCATGTGAAAAAGAAATCACAAAACCAATACTACCCCAACACACAATTTCATTTACAATTGATTCGGCATTAAGTTCGGATGGTAAGCAAAGTTTACCAAAAGATATCAATGGATTTTATCATTTAACACTATCTACAACAAGAACACAAACATTTAGCAGAATAACAGGTACACTTTTAGTTGATGGTAAACCAAATCAAATTCCCTCACCCGTACAAGGTAGAATAGAATGGACAGGTTCACATTATTGGATTTTAAAAGCAGGTGAATCGGTTGGTACAATTGTCAAAACATATTTCAATCCATACACCGGTCAATTACAAATATCACAATTACCGAATTTAATTTCACAAAAAGACCAAATTATTCCTATTGTAAATGGAACATCACAATTAGGATTTGATGATGGTAATATTAATACTATTGCCGCACCTGTATACCCGATGCGTGGTGATACACTTACGATTATAGGTAAAGCAATCTATACAATTGAGATACCCGTAGATAATTTATTTTCAAAGATTAGAGTAGATTCAATACTAAAATCTATTAGAATAATTTGTGATTAGGAAAAAAAGTTGTATATTTGAGTTATGATAACAATGCCACAAACACCAATTACCGACCATTCTTTTAAAAAATGGGGAGCAATAAAGATAGAAGAAAACGATGAGGATTCAGAATATTATTATTGGATATTACCTTTACCATTAGATGATTATGATATACATGATAGACCTACATTGATATCGATAGCAAGTGATGAGTGGAAAAATATGGATTTAAATGAGGGTGAATATTTGGTAACCTTATTTGATAATTTACCAATGTTAGAAACCGAAGAAGAAATTGAACTATTATATAAAATATTAACAAAAGAAAACTTAACAAAATGATTTACAACGAAGATTGTTTAGATACACTTAATCGTAACTTAGATTATGATTACATTATTACATCTCCACCAGATTTTGATGAAATTGGAGTAGATACTAAAAATATACAACCTTATATTCATTTCTTAAAAGAAAGGTTTGAAAAATTTAATCCAAAGAATGATACCGTCACTATATTTGTTTCCGATAGAAAAGCAGAAGGTACTATTATTCCGAAACATACTATTATGTGTACCCTAATGAATGAATTAGGATGGAGATTAATATCACAGAAAATATGGGTTAAAACATATAAAATTGATTTATATAGACCAGGTTATACTTTTATTTTAACATTTAAAAAAGATGTTTCAAAAGTAGTAAATTTACCGGATGTTTGGTATGAAGTATTTGTACCAGCAACACCGGAATATACCTACAATTTTTCGGCTAATATTGTAAAAGAATTTATCAATGGATATACAAAGAAAAATGAAATAGTATTTGACCCATTTATAGGTAGTGGTACTACGGCAGTGGTATGTATTGAAAATAATAGAAAGTACATAGGTAGTGAAATACATGAAGTTACGTGTAAGATTGCAGAAAATAGAATAAATAAAATAAATAACGCAGATAAATTTTTTAAACTATAAATTATGACACAAAGAAAAAAGACAGCAGAGGAAATTAAAGCAAATTACGATAAGTTTATTGCTATTATTAAAAAGTATTTCACCGGTGATAGACTTGAAAAATTACTTCATATGTATTCTGAAAACGAATTAGGTATGAATTTAGCAATGTCTCCGGCAAGTGGTAGATTATTATATCACAATTGTTACGATGGGGGATATATTGACCATATTTTTAATGTGTGTAAGAATGCATTAAAAATGAAAGATTTATTTGTTGCACAGGGTGGTACTATTGATTTTGAAGATGAAGAATTAATGTTTGCAGCATTACATCATGATTTAGGTAAATTAGGTATTAAAGGACAAGTACATTATGTGCATAATACAAATAAATGGGAAATAGATAATAGAATGGATTACTATAAAAGAAATGATGAAATACCATTTATGACAATTACCGATAGAACATTCTTTACATTGAACTACTATGGTATTCAATATACTGAAAATGAATATTTTGGCATTAAACTTACCGATGGATTATATGATGAAGATAATGAAAAGTATTTAAAAACATTTAATGTTAAAAATACATTACGTTCTTCTATTCAATATATTTTACATTGGGGAGATTTTATGAGTACAATCATAGAAAGACAAGAAGAATTAAAATTACAAGATAAGTCACAAAAAAATGACAAATTTTCATTAAACGTTGGACAATTCTAACAAAGTGTCAGTTTAACCTTAATGGTATGGTATTTGAACTATATAGAATATTATTAACAAAACAAAAACATTAAATTATGTATTTAGTAGATTACAACAAATTATTTGAAGATTTCTTTGAAGTTTCTAAACCAGCAACAAGACGTTACAAAGAAACAGCACAAAGATTAGCAATTGACATTACGGATGACACATTACAAATTGGATTATTAGTTCCAGGTCATTCAGTAGAAACATTAACATTGGATTATGACTCTGATAAGATTAGAGTTAAATCTAAAGTAAACGATAATACTCCTTCTAAAATTGAAAGTGAATTAGTGCAGAACATTGATGAAACACTAAGCATTGGTAAAGATTGGGATGGTGCAAAGGCGGAAGCCACAATTACAAACGGCGTTCTTTATATATCTATTCCAAAGTTTGAGGAAAGAAAGCCAAAGAAACTATCCATTAAAGTTGGATAATTAAGTTATATTTCGTATCTTTAAGGGTAGTCACAAAAGACTACCCTTTTTTATTATGGCAGAATACTCACAAATATTACCTCTTAGAACCGATATAAAGGTTGTAGACCAATTTGGATTCCTACCTCTATCAATTAATAGACCTACCAAAGAATCTAAGCTAAAGTGGCACGATGCCTATTTAAATGATGGTTTAGATGAACAAAGACGAAGTGACACATCGGAATATTTACCCGGTTACACTTTCTCTGAATTTCACGCCGGATTAGCAGAACAAATATATAAATTTTGGAGTTTAAAAGGTAGTAAGGTAGTAGACCCATTTGCAGGTAGAGTGACCCGCGCTTATGTTGCAACAAAGTTAGGTAGAGAGTATACAGGGTTTGAAATTTCTCCTAAAACACATGAACGAATACATGACCACTTTACTGGTATGGGTATGAAAACACCTGTTATAAATGGTGATGGAACACTAATGGAAGAAATTGAAGATAAGTATGCAGATTTGATTATGACCTGTCCACCTTACTTTGATTTAGAAAGATACGAATCAGTACCTAATCAATTAGCAGATGAGCCTAACTATGAAATGTTTATGAACAAAATTGATTTATGTATTGGTAATTGTTTTAGAGTATTGAAGACTGGTGGGTTTGCTTGTTGGGTTGTAGGTGATATTAGAAGTAAAGGTAAATTCTTAAACTTTCACGGTGATGTTATCAATTCTTTCAAAAAGAACGGATTTAATCAGCACGATATAGTTATACTAGAAAACATTTCACCATTCGCAGCATTACAAATTGGTAAAACGGCAGCAAATAGATACACATCAAAGGTACATGAATACTTATTGGTGTTTAGAAAACCAGGAACATATGAAATTCCAGATTATGTTACACCGGATGAATTAGAACAAGAAACAAAATTAGCAGAATTTTTTAAGTAATGATACAAGATAAATTTAATCAAATATATTTTAATGGTTGCTCGTTTACCGAAGGTGGTGGATTTGAAACAAAGAAAGAACACGTTAGAGAAGCATATAAAAAACAATATGGATTTGAATATAAATCACAAGTAGATGTTTGCTATCCTACATTAGTTGGAAAACAAATGGGAATTAAAATAATAAATGATGCAAAGAGTGGTGGTGGTACAGATAGAATTATTAGAAAAGTGTATGATTACATTCTAAAAAATAAATTAGATGAAATTAAGAAAACACTATTCATACTAGAATTACCGGATGCTATAAATAGATTAGATGTATTTTCAAACAAGTATAACAAATATTTGGTAGCAAATACTAATTATGATAGTAATGGAAAAGTAGAAAGTGTACACACAACATTCAATTGGATTAATGAGGGTTATATAAAAGATGAATTATATAAAGATACTATTATTACTATAATTAAACAATATTCTAATAGTTTTATAAATCCAATTCAATGGGAGTTAGAAACTGCTAAAAAATATTTAGGATTATGTTCATTTTTTGAATTACATAATATAGAATATTATATATCCGGCAATTATACTTACTTTATTAACCAAATTGATTTTAATAAATTTATTCCAAATTTTAGGAATGATAGAATTTTAAAATTACAGATTAATGGTGACATTGAAAATAATATTGTTACATTAAGTGAAAAAACTAAAACAAGAATTTTAGATGAAATTGGGGTTGATGTAATAAATGATGGACACCCTGGATTTCAAGCTCACCAACTATGGGCGAATGGAATGGTAGAATTTTTAAATAACAAATATTTATAAAAAATAAAGTATATGAGATACAAAGAACAAATCAGAAAAAGTTTAGAAGCAATTGAAATTAGAACAAACTTCTTAAAACAAGCAGCAGAAGGTAGTAAACAAATCACAAACGTAGATGCAGTAAAAATGTTTGATGAAGTATTGTTTGCATTAGGCAAGGTTAATGATTTAATTGATTTAGAAAGAGAGGGATAATGAATTGGTTAAAATGGTTAGTAGGGTTATCTGCATTAATCATAGCTGGTTGTGCTGCATTCTTTTCCGTTACCGGATTGGGTGTCCTATTTAGTGGAGCATCAACGGCAGTAATGATAATGGCAGGTTCATTAGAGTTTGCTAAATTAGTAGCAGCAACCTACCTAAAACAAAAATGGGATGACATTAGGGGTTTCAATAAGTGGTATTTAGTGACCGCAGTCGGAGTTATTATGCTTATTACATCTGCAGGCATCTTTGGTTACCTTTCTAATGCATTCCAACAACAAAATTTAAAGTTAGGTCAAATTGAAAGAGAGATTTCTGTATTTCAAACTCAAATTACAACAAACAAAAGTGAAATTAATCGTTTTACTGCTCAAATAACCAATTTACAACAAATTCGTAACTCACAAGAAGCAAATATATCGAAAATAATTGAAAGGAATGGGTCAACATCTCGTTTAAGTACTATGGTTAGAAACGCTGATAAGGAAATTAGTGCTATATCAGTCAAAATCAACACTCTAACAGAAAAAAACAACAAAAACTACGAACAAATCAATAAAATCAAAAATAACAACATAGAAACCGAAAGAGAGGTGGGTGGTTTTAGGTTTGTTGCAGAGATGTTTGGTGTTGAGTTGAAAAAAGTTGTAAAATTCTTCATATTTTTGATTGTAGTGGTATTTGACCCGTTAGCAATCGCACTTATTATCGCGTTCAATGGTATGATTGGTGATAAAAAGGAAAATACACCGGATTATAACGATTTAGATGATTTGATGCACGAAAACTACAAAAATTACCAAATATACGGAGATAGTGGAAAATATTCTACAAAAAAGGATAAAAATGAAGTTATAGTGGAAAATATTCCTCAAAATGAACCCATAGAACCCACACCACTTGCGTACTACGAAGAACCTACATTTGATTGGGATAATAAACATTTGTGGATAAATAATCCAGCTGCAGTGAAATATTGGATGAATAGTGGTAATTCTATCAATAATTTCAAAAAATTGTACAAACAACATTTAGATGAATTAGATAATACTAATTTAACAAAAACATATTAAAAAATAAACAATGGCATATTCAGAAAAGGTAATTGACCATTACCAAAACCCAAAAAACGTAGGTACATTAGATAAAAGTAAATCCAATGTAGGTACAGGTCTAGTAGGCGCCCCGGAATGTGGTGATGTAATGAGATTACAAATAGAAGTTGAAGATAATAGAATTATTGATGCAAAATTCAAAACATTTGGTTGTGGAAGTGCAATAGCAGCATCATCCTTAGCAACAGAGTGGTTAAAGGGTATGACATTGGAAGAAGCGGTTAAATTAGATAATATGGAGTTGGTAGAGGAATTAAACCTACCTCCTGTTAAAATACATTGTTCAGTATTAGCAGAAGATGCTATTAAATCTGCAATAAACGATTATAGACAAAAGCAAGGATTAGAACAATTAATCTTTGATGAATCACATATATAAAAACAAAAAACAAATTATGAGCTTTATTATTGGAAAAAGTTGTGTTGATTGTATGGATACCGCATGTGCAAGTGCATGTCCGGTAGATTGTATTCACGGACCTATTGATATGGAAGGTTCGGGTGGTGAAATTGAAAGAGATGGTAGAGAAGCATTTCCTGGTGGTCAAATGTATATCAATCCAGATTTATGTATTAATTGTGGAGCATGTGTACCTGAGTGTCCCGTTTCTGCAATATATGAAGATGAAGATATTGCAATTAGTGCCGATGATGAAGTATCGGTTCATAAAAACTACGAATTTTTCGGATTAAAATACAATTAAAATAAAAAAATATGTTACAACAAACTTACGATGAACTATGTGCAAGACCTTCGGATATTAACGAGCACTTACCTACATTAAAAAAATATGCAGAAGAATGTGAGCATATTACTGAAATGGGTGTTAGATGGATAGTATCAACCTATGCATTACTTATGGGTAAACCAAAAACAATGATTTCATATGATATTAATGGTATTCAATGGGAATCAATTGCAGAAATGGTTAAAAACGATACTAACTTTGAATTTAAAGTAGCTAATACATTAGATTTGGAAATAGAAGAAACCGATTTACTTTTTATTGATACTTTACATAATTACAACCAATTAAAGGGTGAATTAAAATTACATGGTAATAAAGCTAGAAAATATATAGCATTTCATGATACTACCTCGTTTGAATGGATTGGTGAATCGTATAATGGCAAAGTAGATGAAATAGGATTATGGCCGGCAATTGAAGAATTTTTAGAAGCAAATTCTAATTGGGAATTGCATGAAAGATTTACCAATAACAATGGTTTAACTATCTTAAAAAGAAAATAATGTATTCAATTATTATACCTACAATGTGGAAATGTGATAGATTTCAACAGACACTTAGGGAATTAAGTTCACATGAATTAGTTGGAGAAATTATCCTAATAGATAACACCTCAAATGATTTAAAGATAGAATTACCAAAATTAATTCATATATTAGAAGGGAAAAATACATATGTTACGGCCCCTTGGAATAAAGGAGCTAAAATGGCTAAGTATGATAAACTTTTAATTTTAAATGATGACATTTGGATGGATTGGAATATTCTAAATATATTAGAACCACACCTTACGGAACAAATTGGTTTAATAGGTTTAGATGAGATTGCATATAATATTCAGCCAAATAAAGAAGTTGGATTAGAGCCAATTGAACATAGACATGGTGGATGGGGTTGTGCAATATTTGTACATAAACAAAACTATACTCCAATACCAGAAGAAATGAAAGTATGGGGACAAGATGATTGGTTATTTGTAAAAGCAAGAAATAGAAGAAAACAAAATTACAAATTAGTAGGATATAGAATAGATGGTGAATTATCAGTAACAAATAATATTTTAGATGCAGATAGTGAAATCCATGCAATAAGAGAAAACGATTTACGATTAAAACAACAATACAATTTATTTTAGTTATGTATTTACAAACACCTTACAAAATTAGTTACGATACTAAAGAATACGATTTTAGAAAAATAGTTTTAGAAATGTTAGAAGTATGGGATGGTGATACTATTCCATTGGAAGATTTACATAAATTGGAACATTATGATTTATTGGTTAGAGAAAAAGACCAATCTACTATTTGGCATAAAAGATACTATGAAAAATATAAAGAACAATTCCTACCTACTTACTTAAAATTAGTAAAAGAACTTAAAGAAAGATTTGGATATAATGAAATTATTTATCAAATTATACCAACATTTAGAGTTCAATTAGCGGAAGGTAATTTAGGAGTTGGTGAATGGCATAAAGATAGCACTTACAATCATGGAACATCGGAAGTAAATTTTTGGATGCCATTTGTAAATACCAACGAACAAAATACTATATGGATGGAATCTATTGAGGATAAAGGAGATTATAGACCATATAAAGTAAATTATGGTGAAATCTTAGTATTTAGTGGTGCCAATTTATTACATGGTAATAAAAACAACAATAGTAATGAAACCAGAGTATCGGTTGATTTCCGATTAGTAGAACCATCAAAATTTATACCAAACGAAGCAGGTTCAATTAACATGAAAGCTAAATTTGAGGTTGGTGGGTACTTTGAAAAATTATAATATTTATTAGTATGGTAACAATATCAGAAGGTGCAGCAAAAAAACTAAATTCACTTATTGAAGAAAGTGGGTTCAAAACTCCCTTTGTTAGAGTAGCGGTTAAAGGTGGTGGATGTAGTGGATTATCCTATGACCTTTCATTTGATACCGAACAACAAACAGGTGATACCTTAGCAGAAGATAAAGGAGTACAAATACTAATAGATATGAAATCATTACTATATCTTTATGGAACTGAATTAGATTTTTCCGATGGATTGAATGGTAAAGGTTTTCAGTTTATCAATCCTAACGCATCCCGTACGTGTGGGTGTGGTGAATCATTTGCATTATAAATTCCGATTATTATTTGGAAAGTATACTTATTTAATGTATATTTGAATAATAAACAATTACATATGATAAAAATAGTAACAGACACCTTGGCGCTAAGAAAGCCAATTCCTACTACAACATTTACAAAAGAAGAACAAGATTTAGCAACAGCTGCTTTATTAACCGCAGTAACCGAACATCAAGGGTTAGGTATGAGTGCAAATCAAATTGGATTAAATAAAAGAATTTGCGTAATCAATGTTAAAGAACAACCTTTAGTATTAGTTAATCCTACAATCGTAGAAGAAAGTGAAGAAAAGATAATGTATTTTGAAGGATGTTTATCTTTACCTAAAACAATGAAAAAACCAATTAAGACAGTACGTTCTTATGGTGTTAAAGTAAAAGCAGATAACTTTCCTGATGTATTAGATTTTTCTACAAAAGAAAGAAAGCACGAAGATATTAATGCATTATTTGGTGATGTAGATTTATTAGAATCGGTTTGTGTTCAACATGAAATTGACCATTTGAATGGATTAACAATTAGAGATAGACAATATACTGAAACAGTTAGATTAACTACCTTTGCTAAAATGGGTAGAAACGAAAGATTTATCCTAAAAAAAGATAACGAAACATTATCAGTTAAGAAAAAGAATTTATCAACTTATTTAGAACAAGGATGGGAGGTAGCATAATATGGAATTTATAATAATAATTTTAACTATATTCTTAGCCGCAGCCGGCTATGGAATATACAATCTTTTAAATAAATTAGAAAGATACGAAGATACAATCGCAGCTAACACAGAATCTTATATTCAAATTTTAAATGCTATGAAAGAAATTGATTCAACCGGAGCATTTGAAAGTGATGATGAGGTTGGTTCAACATTTCAAGACTTAAAGAATCTTATAGCCAATAACCAAAAAATATTAAACGGAAGCGATAATGGGTAGAAAGAAAAAAGATACCAGATACTTCACCGAACAAACTGAAGCAGCTATTATCGCATACAACAAATCGGATGATAATAGAGAGAGAAATAAATTATACACCGAACACATCCATTATTCATTTTATAAATTATCCGAAAACGTATTAAACACTTGGGGATTTACTTACTTTGATGATGATAAAGAAGATATCAAACATGAAGTAGTTTCTTTTTTATTAGAAAAAATACATAAGTTTGAAGAAGGTAAAGGTAAAGCATTTAGTTACTTTACAATTGCAGCTCGTAATTATCTTATCCTAAATAATAATTCTAACTACAAAAGATTTAAAGCAACATCACAATTAAGTACAATGCCGGTTACTTGGGATTTGGAAAATGATTTTAAACAAACATCACATAACGAAGAATTTAAAACATTTAATGATAGAATGTTACAATTTTGGGATTTAAATTTGAATAAAGAATTTACAAAGAAACGAGATATTCAAATTGCAGATGCTGTTTTAGAATTATTTAGACGGGCTGAATTTATAGAATCATTTAATAAAAAATCGTTATACTTATTGGTTAGAGAAATGACAGGTTATAAAACACATTATATAACTAAAGTTGTTTCAAAGATGAAAGAAACCCAAATGAAGTTATACTATCAATTCTTAGATGAAGGTGATATAACACAAGAATCAAAAGACCCGTTTTGGAAACGAACAATTACAAGATGAGAATATTAGGGATATCAGCATTTTACCACGACTCAGCAGCTGCATTGATTGTAGATGGCAAAGTTGTATCGGCACAAGAAGAAGAACGATTTACAGGTGAAAAGCACGACCAAAGATTTCCTATCAATTCCATTAAGTGGATTCTAAAACAAAACAAATTAAAGATTAAGCAAATAGATAAAATTGTTTGGTACGAAGACCCTAAGAAAAAATACGAAAGATTTAAAGAACAGTGGTTTAGATATTTTCCTAAAACAATCCTTTTAACTAAGAAACTTATATTTTGGAGAAAGAATAATAACATTGAAGATATTATTCGTACACAATTAGGATATAAAGGTTCAATAGAATATGTAGAACATCACATATCACATTTAGCATATTCGTTCTACACATCACCATTTAACGAAGCACATTTATTTTCCGTAGATGGTGTGGGTGAAAACGAAACAGCAATATTAGGATTAGGTTTAAAAGGTAGATACATACAACCATTGGAGAGAAATTACTTTCCACATTCATTAGGATTATTATATGCAAGTGTTACTTCATTTTTAGGATTCAAACCAAATAGTGGTGAATACAAAGTAATGGGATTAGTGGCGTATGGTAATCAAAACGATTTATATAGAGAACAATTTGAAAAGATTGCTAAACTAAATGGTAATAAGTTAGAATTGGATATGAAGTATTTTTCATTCCATTATTCAGAAAAAGGGATGTTTACTTCTAAGTTGGCAGAACTATTTAATATAGCACCGCGAGTTCCCGAAAGTGAATTAGAGCCGGCTTATATGGATATTGCATTTTCATTACAAGCACATTACGAAAGATTATTTTTCCAAATGTTAAATAACTTTTATAAACATTACCCACAAGACAATTTATGTTTGAGTGGTGGGTGTGCATATAATGGATTAGCAAATGGTAAGATAACAATAGAAACTCCTTATAAGAACGTATATGTTCCACCAGCACCCTCTGACGCAGGTTCTGCTATTGGGTGTGCATTATTTGTGTATTATCAATCTAATCCTACACAAAAAAGAGTAGAAAATTCAACACCATTTTTAGGACCTTCATATGGGGCAGCAGATTTTATATCTGCGATTGCTAAATTAGTTCCAAAAGAAAAAGTAAAAAGATTTGAAAATTATAATCCATTAATAGAAAAGGTAGCTGGTTTAATCAATGATGGTGCAATTATAGGATGGTTTCAAGATGGTAGTGAGTTTGGACAACGAGCATTAGGACATCGTTCTATATTAGCCAACCCAACAATTAAAGATATTAAACCAAAGGTAAATAGAGTAATTAAAAAGAGAGAAGGATTTAGACCTTTCGCACCAATGGTTACGGCAGAAGATGCAAGTAAATACTTTGAGATGTTAGGACAAGAAGTTCCGTATATGAATCAAGTATTTAAAGTTAAAGATAAATTTATTGCAGGATTACCATCTATTACCCACGCCGATGAAACCGCAAGAGTTCAGACAGTTCGTTCTACTTTCAATCCACATATTTTTACACTACTTAAGAAATTTGAAAAACTAAGTGGTTATCCTATCCTACTCAATACCTCATTCAATCTTAGAGGTCAAACAATGGTATTAGACCCTACAACAGCTATTAAAACCTTTTACGATTGTGAAATGGATTACTTAGTATTGGGTAACTATTTGATTAGTAAGTAAGTTTTTAAATATACAATATTTATAAAAAAGACTTTATGGCAAATATAGACATGAATTTTCCTTTATTTAAGGGAAAAACATTTAGTGATATCTTAGGTGATATTTACGAAAATCAACAAAGCAAAAAGAAAAACATTTCATCATTAATAGAAGAAATGAGAAAGTTAGTTACAAAACCAACCGATGTAATTACTATCGGTCCTATCATTACACAATTAATTGAAGCAAGTATAACCAACGATGACCATCTAATTAAAATTGCAAATATAGCACAAAAGTTAGTATTGGCAAACACTAAGAAAGTGGGTGATGAAGGTTGGTTAAGTGAAGATGATAAGAAACAATTGTTAAATGAAATAGAGATTACGGCTAGGAGCATAGAAAGTAATACGGATGATAAGATTGAAGATTTAGAATTTGAAATTGAATCATTGAAAGAAACATTAGGAAATAAGTAATGCCAGAAAATTATTTTACATCGGTACAGCAAGGACCAGCGTTACTACCAAATTCAAGAGCAGATTTATTTGATATAGCAATTGTACATTCTGTTATATTGAATATGACAGATATTAAACCAAAATTACCTGAACAAAATAAATTGTATGCAGAAATAGATAAAAACAACTACATAGATAAAGATGGTTTGTATTATGGTGCCATTTATTATAGAAATATTGGAATAGGAGCAGAAACAAATGAAGACAATTTACCCCATGCTTTTCCAATTAGTAGACAATTTTTATCATTACCCGTTATTGGTGAAATTGTTAAATTACATAAATTAGCAGATAACACTTATTACGAAAAAATTACAACAGAAAATTCACCAAATTTTAATACAAATGTTGCATTAACTGCAATAAATACAAAACAATCAAATGAAGATAGTAATGGCGATAATGGTGTAGATAATTTAAATGAAATTAGTTCAGTAGGTATTTCAGATAGTAATCAAAATAAAGGTACAAACACCACTATTAAAAATGGGTTTGCAGGTAAATATTTTAAACGTAATTTAAAAACACACCAATTACAATTAAATGAAGGAGATACTCTTTTACAGGGTAGATTTGGTCATTCAATTCGTTTTAGTGGTTACCTACATGATGATAAAGAAAATGGAACACAATATCCTGCTATTCTAATTCGTAATGGTGAGAACTCGGATAATCAAAATAAAAAAGTTTATGATGTAGTAAGTGAAGATATAAATAAAGATGGAACTTCAATTCAAATAACATCAGGGAAATATAAAACATTATTTACAGCAACAATAAAAGTTAGTAAAGAAGCAAATAATACATATCCATCATCTGACCAATTAATAGGTGACCAATTAGTTGTTAATAGTGGTAGAGTAATTCTTTCCTCAAAAACGGCTGAAACATTTTTATTTAGTAAAAAAACATTTAGTATCTTTACCGATGATATTGTTACGATAGATACTGAAAAGGGGTATAAACTTATTTCTCAAAATGGAAATATTGAAATAAATGCTAAAAATAATAAAAATGTTATATTATCGGTTAGTAGTGGTGGTAAAGTATTTCATGGTAAAGATAATGCAGACCAACAGGCTATATTGGGTAACAAATTAATAGATTTATTAGGACAATTAATAGATGTTATTAATAATGTACAATATCAAACGTATATGGGACCAAGTATTGCTGGTGGAATTTTACCACAATATAGAACACAATTAACTACTATTAAAGCACAATTAAAATCAACTCTTTCTAAAAATAATTACTTAATCTAATGTCTTGGAAACAATTTGAAAATGAAATTGTAGAGCAAATGGAAATTGGATTTAAAAGTCCCGATACCTTTGCTAAATTTTTTACAAACAAATATGATGAATGTATTAAACGTGGAGTGGATGTAGTTACATTTAACACAATATTAAATGGTAATAAAGATTTTATGTATTCAATGGTACAAATTGCAAACTTAACTTCGGCAGCAGCTTTAACACCGGCACTTTACGATTTATATTTTAATATGTTAGGAGATGCTGTTGTTGCATATTGGAGTGGTGCAAAACTTACAACATTTTTTATACCAATGATACCCGCACCAGGAACTACTACAAATATCGGTGTAACAGATAATAGTGTAGTTAATCCTGGAATTTGGGTAAAGACAAAAATTCCACCAATGAAAAATGTTAGAATATTTGCTAAAACATTTACATCATTTGCAAAAATTCATTTAGCTACAATTCAAGGATTATGTAGTACTATATCATTATATCCACCATTAGGAACACCAGGACCAGGAATGATTCAATGGCAAGGATTTAAAGTAGTTGAACCAAAAGCCAAATATATAGCCAAAAGTACAAAGGTATATTCAGTACCAAATGAAACCAAATTGACTTTAAAAACTACATTTGAGGCGGGTATAGAAGTATCAATTACTAAAATAGATACAGATTGGGTGTTTGCTAAAGATAATAATAATAATGGTGGGTTTATCAAAAAAGAATTTATTACAGATAAGAAACCATAATTAGAAAAAACAATAATTATATATAGAAAAAACAATTTTATGGACCAAACACAATTAATCAAAGCATTAGTAAAAGTATTAAGAGAGGATATTAAAAAAACTCTTAAAGAAGAAATACGAAATGCTGTTCACGAAGTGTTAAATGAACAAATTGAAACACCTAAGAAACAAGTGAACGAAAGTTACGAATTTAAATCAAAAGATGATGGTAGCTATGGCACAATCCAATATGGACAAAAACCACAAGCAGCAAGACCTATGATTTCACCTGCCGATTTAGGATATGGAGATAATTTTAGAGAATACTCACAACCCGAAGCAGCAATAGGTGGAACTCAATCTGAATATGGTTCTTATTTACAAGGACAAGAAGAAAGTGGTATTCCATTAGAACATAAGATGGCAATGGCAGCAAGAAGAAATCCAGAAGCAGCACAATCAGTTATGAAAGCGATGACAAGAGATTATTCACAATTGGTAAAAAAATTCAATAAGGGGTAACACAGGTGGCATATCAGTTAGAGAAAACATTTGTAATAGATACACAAGATAAAAGTGTTGGAGTATCATTACCTATTGGTGGTGCTAACAATGGTTATTTTGCAGTAAACTATACTACAAAAAATCAAATTAAATCAAACTTAAAAAATTTGATACTAACTGAGCCCGGTGAAAGATTAGCTAATCCTAAATTTGGAACACCATTAAGAAAATTCATATTTGAACCATATATGGAAGGTGATTTTGAAATTGGAATAGAAACTGCAATCACAAACGCGGTATCAGCCTATTTACCATATGTTACAATAGAATCAATAATTTTTGATAATAATAATGATAATAAAGATAAACATTTAGTAAACTTAGAATTAAAATATTCAATCAATTTTTCAGCAGTACCAACTGTTGATGTATTAACAGTAACAATATAATATGGCACTTAATCCAATAGATAAGAGTTGGTCTACAAATAAAAAAGACATTAAATATGTAAATAGAGATTTTGCTTCTTTAAGACAAGCATTAATTGAATTTACTAAAACTTATTTCCCAAACACTAATTCTGATTTTACGGATGCCTCTCCTGGTATGATGTTTATGGAACAGGCCGCATATGTAGGTGATGTTCTTTCTTATTATACGGATGCTCAATTAAAAGAATCGTTTATCAATGTAGCTAGTAATTATAAAAACATTCTTACTCACGCTCAAAACTTTGGATATGTTCCTAAAATTAGTAGACCATCCATAACTACTTTAACGATATATCAACAAGTACCTTCCAAAACAATAGCAGGTGGTGCTGGGTTTGAGCCCGATTATGATTATTGTGTTAAGATAAAAGAAGGAATGCAAGTTAAATCAAAAACAAATGATATTACATTTATAACAATGGATATGGTTGATTTTACCGATGCAACAAATAGAACAATATCAGTACTAACACAAAACGCGGGTAACCCTGAATTCTATTTATTAACAAAACAAGTTAAGGTAATAAGTGCAACTACAATTACATTAGATACGAGTATAAATTCATTTAAAGCAAACCCAACCATAAACATTACTGATTCACAATTTATAAAAATACAATCAGTAAAAGTAAATGAAACTACTTATTATGAAGTTCCTTATTTAGCACAAGAAATGGTTTATATAAAAGAAGCAAACGCATCTATATTTGACCAAACATTGGCATCTGATAGTAGTGATACACCATATAATTTAAAGTTAATAAAAACTCCACATAGATTTACAACTAGAGTAACTGATTTAGATAATATTCAATTAAGATTTGGTGGTGCAAGTGAAGATACAGCTAACGAAATGATTGTACCTAATACTAAAAATGTAGGATTAGGATTAAACAATTCAATAAGTAGATTAGAAGAATCATTTGACCCATCTAATTTCTTAAAAACATCTACCTATGGTATTGCACCGGTTGGAGATGTTACTATAAAATATTTAAGTGGTGGTGGTATTTCATCCAATGTAGCATCAAATGAATTAAGAACAATTACTTCAATAGAATTTGATGAAGATTTATTATCATTTTCATCGGTTAATGCAACTTTATATGAAAATGCAAAAGCATCAATAGCAGTAGATAATTTAGTTGCTGCAACGGGTGGTAGAGGATTAGAAACATTAGATGAGATTAGAGAAAATGCAATTGCAAATTTCGCATCACAAAATAGAGCAGTAACAAAACAGGATTATGAGGTTAGAGCGTTATCAATGGATGCATCGTTTGGTAGTATTGCTAAAGTATATGTAGAACAAGATACCAATAATAACCCATTTGCAATCAATATGTTCACATTAGGATATGATGCTAATGGAAACCTTACCCAATTAAATACAGCAACTAAAAACAACCTTAAAACGTATTTAAACGATTATAGATTGATTACCGATGCAGTTAATATATTAGATGGTTATATTATTAACATTGGAGTAAACTTTGAAATAACAACATTTTCAAATTATAACAAAAGAGAAGTTGTATTAAATTGTATTCAATCAATAACAAATTATTTTAATATCTACAATAGAAAAATTAACCAACCAATTAATTTAGGTGAGTTAGAATTAGAATTAGCAAATGTAGATGGGGTTTCAACAATTCCTAAATTAGAAATTTATAATATATGTGATGAAACACATTCTTTAAATGAGTATGATATTAAAACAGCAACAAAGAATAAAATTGTATATCCATCATTAGACCCTTCTATTTTTGAATTGAAGTTTCCTAATACTGATATTAAAGGGAGAGCATTATAATGATATTATTTTATACAGCATCACAAGATGCAACTATATACTTACAACAACCTTACCAAAACACCGGTATAGACGAAATGTTGGAATTATCAAAAGTATATTATGGCGATACACAAGATATGAGTAGAGTTTTAATTCAGTTTAATACTACCGAAATATCTAAAAGTTTAGCAAATGGTACAATACCAAGTGGTTCATTTACTGCATCATTACAATTAAAAATAACTAAGGCAGACGAAATTGCTGCTAGATTTAATATAGAAGCATATCCAATTTCTCAAAGTTGGGAGAATGGTACTGGTACTCGTTTTGATAACATTACAACCAATGGTGCTACTTGGTATTATAAAAATGGAGATAATACTTCTAGTATTTGGAACAATACATATGTAGCAGGTCAAGGAGCTAGTTTTAACGCCTTTACAACCGGTTCTCAAACTGGCCTTGGTGGAACATGGTTTACATCTTCGGTATCCTCACAATCGTTCCAATACACAATAGAAGATATTAATTTAGATGTAACTGCATTTGTTAGAAAATGGAATAGTGGTAGTATAACAAATAATGGTATTATACTTAAATTTCCAACTGATAAAGAAAATGATTCGGTTGATTATGGTAGTATTAAAATGTTCTCAACAGAAACTAATACAATATATCAACCTAAATTAGTAATATCATATGTAGATAGTGTAGGTGTTACCGGTAGTTTAACAACAATTACTGATTTTATTAATAGTAGTAGTTATGATGTTTCTTATAGATGTTATTCACCAAATTTGAAAACAGCGTATCAAGAAGCACAAAAAGTAACACTTAAAATTGAGGCAAGAGAATTATATCCAATAAAACAATTTAATTCTACATTTGCATACCAAGTAAAATATTATTTACCAACCACCGCATATTATAGTGTGATTGATACATTAACAAAAGAAACAATTATAGGATATTCAGATAATAGTAAAGTTATAAAAGGTCAATTTAATAGTTTAATAAAATTAAATTTTCAAAATTGGCCAGTTGGTAGAAATTATACATTATTAGTAAAATCAATTACTAGTGATAATGACGAAATTTTTGAAATAGGTACATTTGATATTTACAAATAATGGCAATAGATAAAACATACATTACATTAAGTGATTTGCAACCAGATAAAACTGTTTCTACTAAATTATACATTGACCAATATAATGCTTCTCAATTAGAAAAAGCAGTAGATATTAAAGTTACTGAATTAATAAATGGAATGCCGGATGTTAATTTAGATTTAGTTCCTAAACCAGTATATGATGCAGAAGTATCACAAAGTGTAATATTACAAAATGAAATAAATACATTACAACAAGAGGTAACCGATTTAACAGCAAAAGTACAAACATTAACATCGGATAGTAGTTCGTTGTATATATCAAATGATAATTTAAGAGTTACAAATGCTAAATTAGAAAATACAATAAGTTCAGTACAACAAACAACATTAGAATTAAGAACTAACTTAACAACATCATTAACTAAAGCAATTAATGAAGCAACAGAAAGAACTACATTAGAAGCAGAGAATAGTGGTTTGACCGCACAAAAGAATGCATTGATTAAACAAATAGATACATTAAACAATTTATTAGCACAGGCAAATGCAAGTTTACAAGTAGCCCAACAACAATTAAGTGCTAAAGTACAAGCAGTAGCAGCGGGTGGGGTTTCAACAGGTCAATTATCAACATTAGTTTGGGAAAAAGGTGACCCTTCTAAAAATGCAAGTCAAGGATATGCATATGATATGGATTTAAGTGATGGTGGAAAAAAAGTAAAAGGACCGGCATCTTATGCAACTGGGTGGAGTTCTAATTATGTTGATATAGTAGCAGGACCTAAAGATATAAAAGTAGATGTAAATCAATTATTCTTTTTAATTCCATCTACACTTACGCTAAAAGCAAATGAAACAAAAAGAATTACATTTGATAAACCAAACATATACGCGGTGCCATCGCCAAAAAATAAGGGATTAAAAAACACAGCAAATGCGGTTGCAGCAATTGCAGCAGTATCAGCGGCGGCAAATTTTGCAATAGTAGCAACCGGTGCGGCAGCTTCGGTATTAGGTGCAGTTGGTATTGGGTTAGCAGCAATAGGGCCAATCGGATGGGCGGCTATTGGAGTTATAGCAATTGGTTCTGTTATATTTGGTTCGACTCAAAAAAAATATACAGATTATACTGAGGATTTGAATATTATTGTAAGTGATATAGATGGCGGTGGTAAAATAGAAAATAAAACTTTCAAAACAAAAGTTCATTCATATAACTAATTAATAGATTATGGCAATAAATGATTTTAAAAATATTGAAAACATTAATCTTAACTTAGATTCAACTGCACAATTAGTTGATTCAAAAGATTTAACAATATTCAAAACGGGTGTTAAAAATATTACTGATTTTGGAATGTCAGATAATGATGTTATTGAATTTAGGGTATATGATATTTCAAATAATTTATTAGAACAAACCGATGGTATTAAAGTAAGATATATTCAAAAAAACGATTTACCAAAATATCTTAAAAGTGATATTGATAGAATAACACAAGAAAAAATATTTGATATTGATGTTGAAAAATTAATTAGAGAATCTGGATATGGTAATGGTGAATTTAAAGTTTCTTTTAATTTTTTAAAAAATTATGTGGGAACTAATAATAAAAATACTCCACAACTTTGGATACATGAAGTTTCACCTAGTAGAACTGAAATAAGAATAATGCCATTGTTAAGCAACGATGCAATTTCAAATCAAACAATAATAAATAGATATAATGCATTTGCAGATAATACGGGTGAGTTTGTTGAAATAATTAATATTATTAAAAATACAATAGATTTAATTGAAACAAATATTAGTGATTTGATTGATAACTATTTTGTATCAAAAAATGGACAACTTTGGTTAGATAAAATAGTTTCAGATTATAAATTTAATAATTTAAAATACACTACATTTAAACAAAAAATATATTCTGATTTTAAAAAATTAGTTTATACCACAATTGATAGTAATTTATTTAACAAATATGAATTTTATGAAAAAACACAAATAGATACATTGTTAAATAATAAATTAGCGGAGGCAATTGAGTTGAATGCAAAGACAATTGCACAATATGATATACCACAAATACTAAAAGATAGTACTAAAACAAAAAATGATTCTCAAATATTGCAATCATTATTAAATACAAATTATATAACAAAATCTAAGTTAACGCAAAATGATAAATTAGGTAAAGTTAAACCAAATGCGATTATTAATACAACACCAATTGTAACAGCGGAATTGGTGCCGCCTGTTGAATATGTAACCGAACCCCAACCTACTCCTATAATTGGTGTTAGTGGTGGTGAAAATTCATATAGAACGGCAATATATTCACAAAATATGAATAGTGCAGTTCAATATGAATTTAATAACTTTAAATAAAAGATATTTATAATCAATGGCAATACGATATACAAAACAATATAAAATAGCAGCACCGGTTGATCCTTTAGATGATTTATACAATCCATTAGATGATTTTAGTGGTGGTAGTAATGGTGGTGGCGGTGGAAGTACTGGTGGCGGCGGCAAAATAGAAAATCCAATTATTAAAATATTTTTAAAAAATATAAGTACTTTTAAAAATAAAATGACCTTTAATGTACAAGGTCAAAATTATGATGAAACATCTACAATTGTAATTGATGCAAATACAATAAATGATACTTTAATAATAAAACCAATTGTTAATGATGAATTTACATTAAAAAATTGGTTTGAAATAGAAAAAGCAGTTGTATCAGATGCAATATTAATAAATGGTGTATATGAAATAATACATAGTACTGGTATTAATATAATTACTTACAATGAGGATGGTGTTAAACAAGGGAGTCGTGATTACTCACTACCACAATCAATTCCATTAGAGTTTGATTTAAAATCAAATGTTATTATAAAACCCAAACCATCAAAAACACAAAATGTATCGTTTGTATGTAATTATATAAATTTAGATTTATTAAATGAATTAAAAATTACATTAACTACCAATGGCCTAATATATAGTTTAAACAATTTAGGGGTAAAAAATGATATAGATATAACAGCTGTTTCATTCGATGATTTAAAAATAGATATTTCCGGATTAAATAAATTTTCTCCAAAAAATATTAGATGGCAATATGCTAATAAATTTAATGATAATAGTACATTTGATGTAAATGATTTTAATATTATTGGAACAGCAGGTGAAGCAACTATTCCTGCTAATGTTTTTAATAATAATATAATTGTAGTAATAGAAGTTGAACCAAATACTGCAAATTTTCCTAAATTAGTATTAGATAATACAATAATTAATGCTAATATTCTAGAATCTATTTTTGCCTCTACAACGGATACTCAAGAAATTTCAATTGGATTTCAATTAAGCAATACCGATGTTTTAAAAGTTATTACACCATATAAACAATTTAATTCAAATTTAACTGCTAATTCGTTTACTTCATTAGAACAAAAATTAGATTTAAAAAAGGATTTTCAAAACAATACAGGTACTTTTAAAATTATATTAGTGCCATATTCTAATTTTTACGGAGATGGAACAGCCCAAACAATAATTGTTAATATTAATAAAATACCAGATATTCCTATTATAGATAAAATAGAATATCCAACAAAAATTAATATACCAATTTATAGTTTTGGAAATGTTTCATTTAAAATTGAATATGAATCTAAATTAGCAACAAAAGTATTAATATATCATACCAAAGAAGATGATAATTACATATTAGCAAGTGGTGTACCAAACACTAGCTATAATGGAATATACAATACAATAAAATCATTTTTAAATAAGGGAACACTGGATTTATTATTAGTTCCATATAATAAAAATATTAAAGGTGAAATAGAAAGAATAAGTATTTCATTTGATGATCCTGGATTTTATATTTCCACTCAAAACTTAAAGGATGAATTATTTAATGCAATTTCATCTGAATTAAAATTTGATTTAACTAAACCAAATTATTTAAACCATATTGCATCTTTTGATGTTGATGATAAACAAATTATTATTTCAAATTGGGATATTGATACTACCACATTTACTAAATTTAAAACAGATGAGTTAGGTAATCAGATACCAGATGGTGAAATAAATAAAAGTATAGTATTAAAATTATATGAACCATTACCTAGTAATATTAACAAAAATGATACACTTTGGGTTTCTCAATTAAGTGCATTACCTATATTACAATCTGTCATTTTAACAGGTATATCGGAGGATATGTGTGTTCCATTGCGAGCACCTAATTTTGGTGTAGAAATAGATTTTGTTAAAGAGCAATCAACTGGATTTGAATCATATGATAATTTAATATTAAGTGGTTCTACAACTTCACAGCAAATAGTTGATAAATATTTAACGGAAAACTTTATAGATGTTAAAGGTATTAACATTGATTATACGAATCTTTCTAACTTTGTAAAATATAGTAGTGCAGTTGAAAGATTAGCAAACTTTAGATATAAAAAAGAATTAGCAGAATGGTATGATGATAAAATAGTATCACAATCAGTAAGTGCTTCCGCTACTACAATTACTTTAAATTTAGATATTGTAAACTATCAAACAAAAAAATCAAATTTAATAACTGGGTTTGATGGTTGGGAAACCTATTTAACACAAAGTGTATTTACAGGATCATTTAGTGAACCAGCAAGTTTAACTATATACACAGATTATTTAGATAGTGCAACTACATTTGATAGAAATAATAATAATGCATTAAAAAATAACATACCACTTCATATTATAGAAGATAATGGAAATATAGATTATCTTTTATTTTTAGATATGATTGGTAACTATTTTGATATTATTTGGGCATATATCAAAGGTATGAGTGACCAAAAGAAAATATCGGAAACTAATATGGATGGTATTGAAGATAAATTTTTATATCAATATTTACAATCATTTGGTTGGAATGCTAAAAATCTTAATTCAAATAAACAACTTTGGGATTATACATTTGGTTTAAATAATAATGCACAAACTGGTTCTTTTACATCTAACAACATTCAATATTTACCAACAGATACTGAGCTTATAACTCCTGAAAAAGCTACTCATCAAATATGGCGTAGAATTGCAAATAACTTACCTTATTTACTAAAACATAAAGGTTCTCAACGAGGTATTAATGCTTTATTGACTTGTTATGGTATAGCAGCATCAAATCTTTCTATAATGGAATTTGGTGGACCTAATTTAGATTCAGTAGAAGATTATCCTAAATTTATATATAATAGTTTAACACATAATTTAGTATTTGATAATATAACTGCAAGTTTAGATATACCATTTACCGGAGCAATAAGACCGCAGGCAATTGAACTAAAATTAAAACCAGCTGAATTTGCTAACTACACCTTATTAAGTGGCAGTGGGTTTAGATTGGGTATTAGTGTTAATGGGCATGGTTCTAATAAATTTGGTAATTTTACAATAAATGGTTCTCAGGTTAGTGGCAGTTCATATCCATTTTATGATGGAAACTATCATAGTATATTGGTTAACAAAACAGGTAGTATTGTTGATTTATATGTTAAAACAAATGATAAAGATAGAATTATACAAAGTGGTGAATGGAGTGGTTCAATTGTAGATGCTAACTATGAAACGGCAACTAGTTTAATGGTTAAAGGATTTAAAGGGCATTTAGAAGAAATTAGATTATGGGAAACTAATTTAAGTGAAAGTGTATTTAATAATCACGTTATAATGCCGGAAGCCATTAATGGTAATCATATATCAGCATCCACAACCGATTTATTATTAAGATTAGATTTTGAAAGACCTCAAAACTTAGCATCTAATCGAACTATTAATAATATAGCACCTAATTTAGAATATGTGGCAGCGGTTAGTGCAAGTGGATTTATAAGTGCAAGTTCATATCCATATAACTACGAAGCATTAGAAAGAGAAGTAGCATTAACAATCCCAAATAGTGGAGCAAGTAGATATTATACAAACAAAGTAAGATTAGAATCACAAGAATTAACATCTAACTTATCACCCGTACATCGTTCAACTAAGAAAGCATTTGAAACAGCACCACAAGATTCTAATAGAGTGGGATTATTTTTTTCACCTAATAAAGATTTAGATTTAGATATTGCAAAATCATTGGGTGGTGACTCGTTTGATACATTTATCGGTGACCCTCAATATGAATACAATACTATAAATTATCCTAAATTAGATGAATTAAGAAATTATTATTTCCAAAGAGTCGGTGAAAGAAACTTATATGAGTTTATTCGTTTAATTAAATTTTACGATAAATCATTATTTGTTAATTTAAAAGAAATGCTACCAGCAAGAGCAGTAGCAACAACGGGCCTTTTAATCGCACCACACTTATTAGAAAGAAATAGAATTAAAATAAATAGACCTGAAGCAACGGCCGAAAGTTTAGAGGGTGTAGTAACCGAAACACAAATTATAGATTTAAGTTCTACCTTTGATTACAAAGAAGCAAATTTAAATTTAACAGCTTCCATCGAAAACATTAGTGCTATAAACGAAAGATTAGATGGAACATTAATTGCATCAGATGTATATAATTTTAGTGCAGAAGCAGATTCATTTACTACTATAATTGATACTGATTTAGCAAATGTAGCAGATGGTTCTTACATAACATACGAAGGTGAGATTGATTTTAGATTAAAAGACCCTACTATATTAACAGAGTTAGATTTAAATTATGGAAAATCTATTATTGGATTTGATAGATATAGTGATTATGGATATGGAACATATTTTAATAGTGGATATGGTAAATATTTTTATGAGGAAAATGGTGCATTCAAATCAAAGGCAGTTAAAGCATTTTTAGTTACAAAAGTAAATAATAACTTAAGTACCAATTTAGTAAGAAGTGGTTCAGTTGGTGTGCTAGGTAGTGAATATACTTATGTAGATAGTTCTTCACTAAGCACAGAATTAATTGTGCAAGAATATAGTCCTAAAACTGGATTATTTGCAACGGCTAGTTTGGTTGATAATAAAACAATACTTAGTGCAGTTGCAGTAAATGGATATTTACCATCACATTATATTTATAAAGGTGACAAACACACCGGTATTGAAAATTTATTTTATAAAGGATGTAAACAAACAATAGATACAACAATAGATGGTAAAGCAGCGGTAGAAACATTTACAACTAACCCAACTACATTAAGAGTAACGGCACAAGGTAGAAGTAATAATGAACCAATATTAGAAGTAGATTAAAAATAATGTAACAAAAAAATATTTTATATATTTATAAAAGAATAATAAACAAACTATGGCATACTTAGATAACACAACAATTACAGTCGATGCTATCCTTACCAAAAAAGGTAGAGAGAAATTAGCAGCTGGACAACCATTAAACATTTCTCAATTTGCATTGGGTGATGATGAAATTGATTACACATTATATGATGCAGGACACCCAAAGGGTTCGGCTTTTTACGATAATTCAATTTTAAAAACTCCTATTTTAGAAGCATCTCCTGATGAAACACAAGCATTGAAATATAAATTAGTAACATTACCAAAAGGTACAACAAAATTACCGGTAGTTTCTATTAATGTATCAACTATTGCAGCAAAAACAACCGGTGGTCAATATCCAATTAATCCATCAACATCTCCATCAGGAAATAAAAATGGTGGATATACAGCAGTATTGGGTAATAAAAACGCCGGTACTATTGTTGGTGAAGGATTGGCAAATGTAACAACAACTTCAACTACGTTCACAAATAGTGTAACTGCAACTGCAGAAGTAGTTAAAGGTATGACATTTACTTTCATTCCTAATGGTTCATTAACTTCAAACATAACAACAACTTTAACTATATTTGGTAACGAAACAGGTGGTAGTATTACTATTCCTGTAACTGTTACTTATGTAGCTGGATAAAATAATAAACAACGAATATGGCAACATTGGGTACAAATACCGGAACACAATTAACAAATGATTTAGCAACATATCTTAATCAACAAAAGCAAAACGCTAATGGAACATTAGATACAACGCAATTAGCAGCTATTATCAACAACTATCTTACTACCGGTGAGAAGTTAGTTTTAGAATCGGGGGTAACTACTAATTCAGTATATAAGCAATTTAATACAACAGATGTAGTTCCTGCTAAAAATGAAATAGTAACAACTGGATTATGGAGTAATGGTAGTGGTAGCTTGAGTAATACAATAGCTACGGGTTCAACTATAACTATGGCAGGACATAGTGGTAGTGCAACGGATGAATATTATTATAATGTATATGCAACAACTAGTTCTACAACTTCTGAATTTGCGGTAGCATATGGACATATTAGTGGTGCGGGTGCAAGAACATTAGCAAATTATGATGATGCAACTTTACCAACAAAAGCTACATATTTTCAATATAGAGCATTATTAACCGATACAGCTGAGACTCATTTCCGTTTTTATAATGGAACAACAGAAGATGGCTATTCATCTGCTGATTTTTACGCTGTTAATATTAGTAGAGCAAATTATAGAGAAAGAGTAGACCCAGGTAATTGGGAATTAACATTGAGTGGTTCAAGTGGTTCATTTACTTTCATAGATAATAGTGCTGAAAAATTCAATACTACAAATAGTGGTACTAATGAATATAATATTGTAAGTGGTACATTAAATTTAGGTACTAACAATGCGGCTACAGTTCAAACTACAACCGCATCTAATGGATATGGTTTTGGTAAATTCTATCCTGATTATGGTATTTTTATATTTAATCCAACGGCTTTATCGGCTACTATTGGTGCACAATCTATTTTACCATCTGGTTCTTATATTTCGGATGAATTCAATCACAAAAAAATGTTTAATGTAATTAAGGCTGGTGGTGATTTTCAAGCACGCAGAATTGAAAACATATCAACAGCACATTATTTTGTAAGAGTTAATAATAGAGAATTTAATTTTTCTAATAATCCTACTTATGTAGATACAACTGGTTCAATGACACAACCTACATTCCAAACAGACCCTTTAACTTATATTACAACAGTTGGTTTATTTAACGATGCAAACGAAATGATTGCAGTAGCTAAAACATCTCAACCAATTGCTAAATCTTTCAGTAAAGAATTATTATTGAAAGTTAAGTTAGATTTCTAATAAAAAGATTTGTTTGGGAGTATCGTAGGACAAAAACCAAACACATAACTTAAGAACCCAACCCTAAAAAAGTTGGGTTTTTGTTTAATAAGATATTTATAATAGATTATGTTAAAACACATCCCAAAATCAGATATTAATTTAAGACCATTTAAGGTTTACAAAACGTTTTCAGTAGCTGAAGATTTACTTAGTGCATCATTTGCATATAATCATACTGGTAGTACCGATGTATTAACCGATTCTGAATTACAAGAAAATGGTTTATGGCATCAATTATATACAATGTATTATAGAGATGGTTATAATCCATTTACATCATATGGTACAATAATGCCAAAAGTGCCTAAGAATCCACAACGAACATTAGGAGATGGTGCATTAGTATTATCTATACCACAAAAAATGTTTGGTGAGGGAATTAAACCAGGATCAGTTAAAATAAATACATCAATAGATGATAATATATATGATGATTTTTATGGTAATTTACGCACAACTACTAATGAAATTTATTTAGTTTTGTTAGATGTTGAAAATGGCATAATTAAATTTAAGGATGGTTATAACAACGAAGGCCAACTTGAATTTACAACTGCTAATTTTAATGGTAATGGTACAATTACAATAGTGGGTGAAACAAGTGATTTTACTAATTTTAGCGCAAATATAGAAAATGATGTAATTCAATTTGAAGGTATTATTGTAACAATACCAACCATACTTCAAGAAATTGTGGGAAATGTTATATATGAACATGGTATTATAGCAATTACAAACGATGTTATTTCTGGAAGTATAACTGGAAGTAGACATGATTATTTTGATAATTATGATTTAGAATACAAATCTACAAACACTATTTATGAAAATGAATTCTTATTAGTAGTGGGTGAAGATGAATTTAATGTATCAACTAATACAACAGCATATAGTGAATTAAATGTTATAACCGGTTCTATTACTACAACATATGAAGGTAATATTAAATATCAACATAGTGATAAATACCAAAAAGCAATTTTTGCAGATTATGAATATAGTTCATCAATTGATACAACCGGTTCTTATATAGCACCTTACATTACAACAATTGGTTTATATGATGATAATATGGATATGGTAGCAGTAGCTAAATTAGCAAAGCCTGTAAAATCAATGCCTGACCTTCCTGTAAACTTTTTAGTTCGATTTGACAGTTAACATATATTTATATTAAACAAAAAGGAATTTTAAAATGGGAATATTAGATTTATACAACAATAGTACACAAAATTATACAAAAGCCGGTGGAAAAACACCAGCGACTACGGATGTTATCAAAGGTATAACTCCACAACAATTTACATTAACCACAAAAGCCGATGCGGCAACTGGATTTGTTGCAAATAGAACAGCCGCAGATAAAAACAAGTCTGATTTTAATATGTTAGATAGTAAAAACGAAATAGTTGTAAAAGATTTTAATCCATTAGATATAAATAATGATTATTATGTTGGTACAACAAAAGTAACCGGATATAATCCTACTAAACTATTTAATGGTGGGGCATTGACAAATCCAAACGGATAATGAGTAAAAAAAATGTTACAAAAAAAGGTTGGGTAGCAAAGAAGAATGGTTATAAAAGTGGATTAGAAGATATGGTTTCCCAACAAATCGAATCAATGGGTATTAAAGTAGAATATGAAACCGAAAAGGTTAATTATATTATACCTTCATCACCTCACACATATAGTCCAGATTTTAAATTACCTAATAACATTAGGGTAGAAACAAAAGGTAGGTTTGTATTAGCCGATAGAAAAAAACATCTATTAGTTAAAGAACAAAATCCTACAATAGATATTCGTTTCGTATTTACCAGTTCAAAGAACAAAATCAATAAAAAATCCAAAACAACTTACGCAGATTGGTGTGATAAGTATGGATTTAAGTATGCCGATAAACTGATACCCGAAGAATGGTTCTCAGAATAATTTGGTAATTTAAACTATTTTCCATATCTTTGATATATGGAGATAATACAACTTTTTGATAAATACATAGGACCAAGTAAACCTCTAAAGAAAAATGAGTATGCATATCATTGTCCTTTCTGCCATCACGCCAAACCAAAACTACAAATAAACGATAAGACTTTTAAATTTCATTGTTGGACTTGTAATGCTGGTGGTAATCTTATTTATTTAGGTAAGAGAATTGGGATGAATGATTTAGATATAAATGATTTAATAGGAAGTTGTGGTATTAGTGCAGAAATAAGAAAGAAACTAAAAGATGATTGGGGTGGTTCTATTAAAGAATTATTAGATAACATTACAGCAGAAGCGGGAGAACAAGAAACCGAAAATACATCACAATTATTTTTACCACCCGAGTTTAAATCAGCATTAGAATTATCGAGTAGTATATCAAATCCATTAGAAAGAAACGCAATTGCATACCTTAAACAAAGGGGTATTACTAAAAAACATATTATTAGGTATAACATAGGATTTTGTCCAAAAGGATTATATGGTGGTAGAATTATCGTTCCATCGTATGATAGTAGAAATCAATTGAATTATTTCATAGCAAGAAGCATCTTTCCTGACGAGAAGCAAAAATATAAAAATCCTCCTGTATCTAAAGATGTTATAGTATTTTCTAATCAAATCAATTGGAAACAACCTATTACTTTATGTGAGGGTGTATTTGATGCAATTGCTCTAAAAAGAAATGCTATTCCATTATTAGGTAAATTCGTTCAAAATACACTAATGGGGGCTATAAAGAATACCAATCCTGAGGTCTATATTTGTTTAGATTCCGATGCTCAAGAGGATGCATTGGTATTATATAACAAAATTAAATCATATGTAAAGGTGGTGAGGAACATTAAGTTAGATGGTAAGGATGCGGGCGAAAATAACTTCCAAAATATTTTGAAATATCAGAAAAATTCCGTAACTTTAAGTTGGGAAAGCGTATTAAAAGAAAAGCTATCTAATTTCAGTAGTAGTATATTAAAATAAAATATGAGTAAATTAAAGAAAATTTATCACATTGCGGACATTCACATTAGAAATCTAAAAAGACACCAGGAATATAGAGAGGTATTTGATAGATTGTTTGATGATATAAAAAGTAAGGGAGTTGATGACTCTCTTATTTATTTAGCGGGAGACTTAGCTCACGCAAAATTAGAAATGTCACCGGAGCTTCTTAATGAAATAAATTATTTTCTTAAGAAGTGTTGTGAATTATGTCCTACCATATTAATAGCTGGAAACCACGATTGTAACTTAAATAATGCGGGTAGATTGGATGTATTAACTCCAATTGTAGAAGCATTAGATTTACCTAATTTAACTTATTTAAGAAATACTCAAAGTTATACCTATGGGGGTGTAAGATTTGATACGTTCTCTATATTTGATGATAAAGAGAATTGGGTGTTTGAACCATTAACATCAGATACTAAAAATATTGCATTATTTCATGGACCTGTATTAGATGCAACTACGGATGTTGGTTATACAATTTCCTCTCGTCATTTTACATCAGAAATGTTTGATGGATATGATTTAGCCCTATTAGGTGATATACATAGAAGACAAACTATGATTTCTCCAAAAGGTTGTAAGGTAGTTTATCCAGGTTCTTTAATACAACAGAATCATGGTGAGGCATTAGATAAACATGGTTATGCTATTTGGAATATGGATGATTTATCAGTTGAATATGTAGATGTTCAAAATGATTATGGTTATTATACTTTGCACGTTGAGAATGGTATTGTACCTGATGTAACCGATATGCCTGTGAAACCTCGTCTTAGAGTGTTTGTATCTAAAACCGATGCAGCAGATATTAAGAGAGTTACTACGGAGATTAAAAAGAAATATAAAGTAGATGAGTTCACTATTACTCGTACCGACACTTTAGCTCGTTTAAGGACGGGTAACAAAGATGGTAAGGTGAATGTAGGTAATGTGAATGACCCTCAATACCAAGCCGGTCTTATTAAAGATTACTTAGGTAGAAACTATATGTTGGATAATGAAACATTAGGTAAGATTGAGGATTTGAACAATAAACTAAACAAACGATTAAACGATGATGATTTAGTTAAGAACATAGCTTGGAAACCAATTCGTTTTGAGTTTGATAATATGTTCTCTTATGGTGAGGATAATATCGTTAACTTTGAGAATATGAAAGGGTTAATGGGTGTGTTCGCTCCAAACGCTAGTGGTAAATCCTCTCTATTCGATGCTCTTTCATTTTGTATATTTGATAAGAGTAGTAGAGCATTTAAGGCAGCTAACATTCTAAACAATCGTAAAACATCATTTAGTTGTAAGTTAGAGTTTGATATTAATGATGAGAGATTTTTCATTGAGAGAACTGCTAAAACTACAAAGAAGGGTGATGCGGTTAAGTGTGATGTAAACTTTTGGAAAATAGAGGGTGGTGAAATAGTAAACTTAAATGGTGATGAGCGTAGAGGAACGGATAAAGTAATTGAATCTTATTTAGGAAAGTATGAAGATTTTGTATTAACTGCGTTATCTTTACAAGGAAACAATTCGTTATTCATTGATAAATCACAATCAGAAAGAAAAGATTTATTAGCTCAATTTATGGGTATTAATGTATTCGATAAGTTATATGATTTAGCGAGTGAAGATATTAAAGAAGTTCAAGTCTTATTAAGAAACTTTAAGAGAACGGATTTTACATCTGAATTAGCAACCGCTGAAAATAAATTGGAAATATTAAAGGATGAGTATGAAGAATTTGAAATTGAGAAAGAAGGTTACGAAGATAGACAAGATGATTTGAATGAAGAAATAACTAATCTATCCACTCAATTAGTTCCTATTGATGGTAACTTAGATATTGATGATTTAGAAAGTAAACAATCAACGTTACAATCTCAAATCACAGGTTCAATTGTAGATGCAGATTCTAAAGCAACACATTGTGTTAAGATAACAGATGCAATAGATGATTTAACAAACGCAATATTAAGTAAACAACAATTTAATGATATTGATATAGAAGTTGTATATTCTAATTATCAACGAGAACAAACAAGTTTAATCGAAGCTACAAAAATTTATGATATTGCAAAATTACATTTGAGTTCTGCAGAAGAAACGATTGAACGATTGGATAATCATAAATATGACCCAAATTGTAAGTTTTGTTGTGATAATACTTTTGTAAAAGATGCAATGAGAGTAAAAGAATTGTTACCTCAATTGAAAGAAGAAGTTAAACAGGCAACTATCCAATGTACAGGTATTCAACAAACGTTAGATTCATGGGAAGGTATTGAAGAACAATATGTGCAATGGAATGATTTAAAATCTAAATTAGAAAAAGGCAAAACACTTTATAAAACTAGAACATTAGAATTGAGTGGATTACTTACTCAAAAAGAATTGTATGAGGCACAATTAACAGCGGTAGAATTGGATATAGAAAAATATCACGCAAACGAAACTACTATTCAAAACAATGATTCTTTAGAGGAACAAATTGATATTAAGAAACAAGAGTTAGCGGGAGTTAGTAAAGACCTAAGAGAGATAGCAGCAAGATTGTTAGATATGAATGGACAAATAGTTCAAACACAATCTTATATTACATCAGTTACCGATAAGATGACAGAAGCAAAAGATTTAGAAGAAAAATTCCAAATTTATGAATACTACTTAGATGCAGTAAAGAGAGATGGTGTTTCATATGAATTAATTGCAAAGGCTCTACCGGTGATAGAAGGCGAGGTTAATAACATCTTACAGCAAATTGTAGAGTTTGGTATCGTATTTGATATGAGTGGTAAGAATGTGAACGCTAGGATTGTTTATGAGGACCAACATTGGCCGCTAGAGATGTGTAGTGGTATGGAGAAGTTCGTTAGTGGACTTGCTATTAGAGTTGCACTTATCAATGTATGTAACTTACCTCGTCCAAACTTTTTAGTTATTGATGAAGGATTTGGTACATTAGATAGTGATAATTTACAATCTATCTTTATGATGTTTGATTACCTTAAAACACAATTTGATTTTATTAATATTATTTCTCACTTGGATGCAATGCGAGATATTGTAGATACATTGGTTGAGATTAAAAAAGTAGATGGATTTTCTCAAATTCAATATAAATAAATATTTATTTATATGAATGAAAAAATACACAATCAATTAACAAGTAAAGGATATTATACAACAACAATAAATCCTACTATAACTGAAAAACTAAAACAAATTTTTAGTAAAATAAAAGATATAGAATTTAGAGATGCAACACATACTACATGTGGAGAAACGGGATATACACATGACACTGATTTTGAAATATTAGAAGAATTAAAAAAAGAATATGCACCATTAAAGAAATGGCAATTTTGGTACGCAGAACAAAATTTAAATAAATATTTATCCGTTTATGATATAGAATATTTAAACGATGAAATTTTTAGAGATTTACTTAAACAATGTTATCCGTCTGAATTATATAATTTAGATTCTTGTCATTTAACATATACAATGTATAATAAACAATGTTATATTAATAAACATCAAGACGGATTAAGTCCTTATAAGATATGTAATATTTTACTTTATTTAAACGAAGATTATAAAGATGGATATGGTGGCGAATTAGTTATAAATGGTAATATAGTAATTAAACCAGAGTTTGGTACATTAGCAGTATTAGATTTTACAACAGCAAATCCAATGCATGAAGTAACCGAAGTTTTAGATGATAACTTTAAACGATTCGCTATTTTAACTTCATTTATATATAATAATAAATAAATAGAATATTTATAAAAAAGAATATTCTATAATGGCCGTTGATATAAAAGTTGCACCCGATGAAAAGTTAGAATTAGTACAAACCTACATTACAGATACTAATTTAAATTCAGATTATTTTAATATAAGTGAACTACCTGATACTTTTACGGGAGGTAAAAACGCATTCCTAATAGCGGGTTCGGATAAACTATTAGCTAATACTGAAATCAAAATTCAAATTAGAGATGCAGCAGGTAATGTATGTTATGTAGAATACTCAAATGGTTCACCCGAATATTATGAAGGTAATTCTAAAGTAGCAGCAGTTTATGTATATCCTACTATAACCTCATTTGGCCCGGCAACAATTACAATATTAGGTCAATTAAAAGATGTACCACAAGAATGGAATGGTTTATATAGTGTAAAGTGGACTAAGCAAGTTAACATAAATCCTGCATTAGCCAATACAACAAGAGTAAGATTTTATAAAAGACCACTAGTTTCAATTACAGAAATAGTAGAACCATTATATACAATAGTAAGTGGTAGTAAAACAGCTTCATTAATACAAGGTTCATTTGCATCAATTAAAGTAAATCAATTAGAAACATTTGCGGGTGATGTAAAAAGAATAAAAGTATATAGAACCGCACAAGGTGATATATCTGATTATGATTTAATACAAGATATATTAGTAGAATCAAAAAATCTTTTAACCACATATGAATTAAGTGGAAGTGTAGTTGGTGATGGTGGATTATTTACAAATGATTCTCTTTCTAAATTATGGCTTACCGGTTCATTAAATGCGACATTAGATGCTACTTATATTGAAAATGGATTACAATTAACAGGTAGTGGGACCCTTACTTATTCTGCATCATTAAATTTACTTAGTTCAAATACATATGAATTACAATTAGATAGTTTTTTTACCGGTTCTACTGCAGATAATTTGGGTATATATTTAAGTTACCCAACTCAATCTACATTAGGTCAAGCATATACATCAACTACAACAATTGCAATATTAAATGGTTTAACACCTACTAAAAAATTTGGAATACAAACATTCCCATTCACTATACCATTTGATTATCCAACCGCAAGTTTATATTTATCACAATCAATTGGTAAATGGCATGTTGGTAATATAGGTTTAAATGTTTCACAAGATACGGCATTTTCTCCAAATGAAATTAGTTTTGTTACATCAATGCCAACTGTATTGACAAATGAAACATTTAATTTTAAGTTTGAATTTTATGATGTAAACAATAACTATGTACCGGTTGCAGTAACACAAAGTGCAGTTTTTGTTGGTGGTACAAATTTTAATACATTACAATCAGGTTCATTATATACATCGGCATCATTAACCGCATTATCACAATCGGTAAGTGGAACAATATCAACAACAAGTGCATCTTTAAGTAGTAGTATTTCTAAATCAGCAAGTGAAACAAGTGCATCATCTGCAAATTTTATTATATTAGTAAGTGGTTCATTGAGTAGTTCTATTAATGTAGTTAGTGGAAGTCAATATACACTTAGTCAATCAGTAAGTTCATCATTAGCATCAATTAGTAATTCAGCAATTTCTCAAGCATCGCAATCTTTATATCAAGTTTATTCTGCATCAGCATTTTTAGATAAATTTATTTTTACAGATGAAAATGGGAAACTAAACCAACCACCAACAGCAAGTGGCACAGGTTTGTTTTTAGGTTCAAACTATTTAGGATTTTATAGTTCAAGTGCAACTGCATCAACAAGTGGATGGAAAACGTATATGGATAACCAGGGTGATTTTTATCTAACTGGTTCAAATGGACAATTTTTAGCTTGGGCAAGTTCATTAGGTACATTACAAATTCAAGGACAAATTAATATTCAAGAAGGTGGTATAACAAATGCAGCAACTACTAAATCTGTAGCAGATGTATATTCATCGGCAAGTGCATATAGTAGTTCGGCATATACTTCAATTAGTGCATCAAATGCAGCAGCAGCCGCTTATAGTGCTAGTTTAATGAGTTCATCTTTGTATATAAGTGCATCATTAAATAGTGGAATATCCGGTTCATCGTATAACGCAACATTATGGTCCGCTTCATTGGCATCATCATCTTTATTTTATTCCGGTGCTTTATCGGCAAGAGCAGAAGCAATATCATCATCAACCGCATTTACAACTAATTTATTAGATGGTAGAATTTTTACGGATGTTAGTGGTAATATTAATAAACCACCAAATGTAAGAGTAAATGTATCTAATGGATTATATTTGGGTTCAAACTATTTAGGATTTTATAGTGGTAGTGATTGGAAAACGTATATGGATAATCAAGGTAAATTCTACCTTACTGGTTCAGCAAATGATCATTTTCCTAATTATTTAGTATGGGACGGTGCAGGAGGATTAACAGTAGCAGGTACTATTAATATAGTAGGTTCAAACTCAAACATATATACACAAACTGAAATAAATACAATTTCATCATCAATATCAGCATCAGCATATAGAGCATATTTATCGGCAAGTTCATATAGTGGAAGTTTAGCAACTACCATAACTACAAATAGTGGTTCTACGGCAACCTCTATATCAGCATCAAATGCCGCATCATTAGCATACTCAGCATCTATATCAGCATCAACAGCAGCAACAACAGCATTATTAGATGGTAGAATTTTTACGGATGCAAATGGTAGAGTAGTAAAAGCACCAACCGCATCAGTAGCCGGTTTGTTTTTAGGTAATACGCATTTAGGATTTTATGATGGTAGTGGTACTTGGAAAACCTATATGGATAACCAAGGTAAATTTTATCTTACTGGTTCTTCTACAACTCCATTTTCAAATTATTTAGTATGGGATGGTGCAGGCGGATTAACAATAGCAGGTGCAATTGATATTACGGGTGGTAATGGTGCAACCCAAGATTATGCAGGAAGTACAGCTAGTGGTTCGTTAACAACCGCAACTACAAGATTAAATACATCTTCATCGGTTTTACAAGGTAATTTAAATACATCTTCATCGGTTTTACAAGGTAATTTAAATACATCAGCATCAGCATTACAAGGTAATATAACCGGTGTAGATAATAAGGTATTCACATCAACAACTGGTTTAATAAATAAAACACCATCGGTAAGTACATCAGGTTTATATTTGGGTTCAACTTTCTTAGGATATTATAATGGAAGTGATTGGAAAACTTATATGAGTAATACCGGTAATTTCTTTTTAAGTGGAGCTGGTAGTGATTCATTAAGTTGGTCAAGTGGAGTATTAGCTATAAATGGTGCAATAACTGCAACAACGGGATATATAGGCACAGCAGCTGCTGGTTTTGCAATTAATAGTTCATATATTGGAAATGGAAAAGCAACTTTAACCGATGCAAATGCCGGAGTATATGTGGGTACTGATGGAATTGCATTAGGTGGAAGTTCTACATTTAAAGTAACATCGGCGGGTGCATTAACAGCAACATCGGCAACTATTACCGGTGCAATAACAGCAACCTCATTAACATTAAGTGGATTTACATTAGCGAGTTCGGCCGTAGGTTTAGGTAATGTTAGTAACTATTCGCCGGCAAATCAGGCAAAATATGGTATTGAATCCACAATTGATATTGGGTCAGGTGGTATTAGAATGAATGGTGGTGGATATATTAAAGGTGGACAGACAGATTATAATACCGGTACCGGCTTCTTTTTAGGTTATCATGATTCTGCATATAAATTTTCAATTGGAAATTCAGCAAGTAATTATGTAACATTCGATGGTGCAGGTACATTAGCAGTGGGAGGAACAATTACTGCTAATGCAGGTGCGATTGGTGGTTGGGAACTTGCAGCTACTAGATTAAAATCAACCGATTCGGTAACTAGATTAGATAGTACTAACAAAGAATTTGCAGTAATGGACCCGAATAACTTAAATTATTATAAAGTAAGAATTGGAGCTGGTACTACTTTTCAAAGCCAACCATTCCATCCATTTACTGAAATAAATCAATCAGGTTTTGAAATGGGTGGTATTATATCTACCGGTGGATTTGGTTTGAGAGCATCAATAGCTGGGTATAATGATACCGCAAATTCAAACACAGGGGTAGCCGTATCGACATATAGTACAATAGATTATACCATAAACCAATATACACCAGTATATGCTAGAATTTTCGAAAATGCAAGTGGTGTAAGTAGTGGTGTGGCAGCTGGAGAGTTTGTAGGTGGTATAATTGCTAGGAATACTACAACACCAGGTGCGAGTGACGCTATAAATCAAGGATTTGCAATTATTACCGATGGCCACAATTATTTAGGTGGTGCGGGTAAAACTACTCAAATTGCAAATCCATTTTTTGCATTATCGGATGTATATTTAAGAGGATTGGCATTAAATCCAAGTGGAGCTGGTACAAACTATACTATAAAAGCTGATACCCTTACTAATGGTAAACTATTTCAAAGTTCATCAAGTCGTAAAACCAAAAATATTTATGGAAATTGGAAAATAGGTGGTGTATTAGAAAATATAAAAAAAGTTCCAGTTAAAAGATTTAAGTATAAAAATTGGGCAGATGATGAGGTTGAAACATTTGGTTTAATTGCTGAAGATTTACATAATAATGACTTTTGGCAATCAGTCATATATGATGCAGATAAAAATAATAAAGCAATTTATACAGAAAAAACAGTTGCTGGTATTGATTATGAAAAAGTAACATCAATTTTATGGAAAGGTATGCAAGAATTATTACAAAAAGTAGAAGATTTAGAAACACAATTAAAAAATAAATAAAAGTTATGAAAAGTTTACAATACACAGGTGAAGATGGTATTAATTGGGATATAGAAATTCATTATGTAAATACCTTTACACCAGATATGGATGGATTAGAACAAATTATAATAAAATCTGATTCATTTGGATTATCATTTAGATATGGACAAATACCAATTGGAACAAAATTTAATATAGAACCATCTATTTTATCTAATGGAGTTACTACATATGGATGCTTAAAATACGATGATAAATTGGTATGTTCGTTTGACCCCAATATATAAAAATAAAATAAATGTTTGATTTATTAGTTACAACTGGCGCAGGTAATGTTCCAATGGGTGGTAGTGATATATGGGTAAACAATTTCATAGAAAATGTAGTTCCATATTTAAAATATCCAATTGTATTATTAATTGATGGTAGAAAACCTAATGGATTTGAACCAACATCTATTCCTTGTCAATTTGTATTTTCAAAGGAAACACCACTATTAATACCACCACTTTTAAGAAATTGTAGAAGAATACATTTTTTACACAACAACTATTATCGTAGAGATGAATTGTGGGAATACAAATATAAATTCCATACAATATTTTGTCACGCTTATATCAAAGAAATTATAAACACCAATATAGATTTAGGATTAGACAGAGTTTATTTACCTACTACAATGGATTTACAATGGGAACAGAATGTATTAGAAAAATGTAAACAAATAGTTTGGATTGGCTGTAACGATGGATTAGTACAAAAAGATTTTAAAAAGAAAACAATTCAGATACCAAATTATTATGAGTTTAATCAAAATATAGAATATAGATGGAATACGGATAAGATAGGATATGCAGCAAGAAGTGAGACAAGAAAGTGTTTTCATTTTTTAGATAAACACAAAGGATATGCTATTACCGATTGGATGGGATATGAAAATTTAAAAGAAGGATTAAACTTAGATTTAAAAAAAGTAAGATTCTACCCATATAATTTGGAAAACCACAGAAATTTCTTTAACTTAGACTTTACAATATTTCACGGATGTTATGTAAATGAACCATTTGGGTATTCTATATTTAACGCAATTGATTATGGTAAACTTCCAATTCTAAATAAGTTTTGGTTACCTAAAATAGATTACAAATATAGAGCAAATACAAAAGAAGAATTTAATAAGATGTATGAAATAATGTGTAATGATTTTGAATTAGAAAGACAATATAACTTTTTTAAATTAAAAGAAGCATTACAACAATATAGTAGTAAAGAGGAATGGGTATATGAAATCACAAATATTTTAAATAAATGAAACACATAATAGTAGCAGGGGATTCATTTAGTTATTATACAAATGAATTAAAAAATACCAAAACACCAGAACAAATTATTAATATTGATAATGGCAATTGGTTTCATTTTTTAGAAGATGACTATAAAGAAAATAATATAGAATACAAATTTTATTATTTAGGAAGACCATCTGCTGGAAATCATTATATAATAAACAGAACAAAAAATAAAATTGAAGAATTATTACAAAAAGGAATTGATGCAAATTCAATATATTGTGGTATTCAATTTACTTATTTTTTTAGAAATGTGTTATCAATGGATAAAACTAAAATGATAACAAAAGAATTACAAGATGATTATTTTGATTTAAATAAACCAATTTTAAACAAATTTGAATATATTAAAAAAACATTGAATGATATAAATGATTTAGCAGATTTTATAAAAGAAAAAAATATTTTATTTAATTTTTTCTTTCAACAGGATATATTCAAACACTATGGGTTAAAGGAAATAAATTTCGAATTAGAAATAACTAAAATAAAAGAATATTTTTTAACTAATAATAATTTTAAATTAGATGGAGTATTGGAAAATTATTTAAACAAAGAATCAGATAACTTATATTCTGCTTATATTTCAAAAACCGATTTACATTTTAATCCAATTGTATATTATCACTGGTATATTGATAAAATAAAACCAATATTAATACCAAATACATTTTATAAAATAAACGAAGATACATTACATAATGCACATTTATATCATAAAAATAAGTTATTAAATGATAACAAATAAAGATTACATAAAAGAATTTATTTCTAATAATCAAGAAATAGATGAGTATGGGGACCAGGTTTTAATTAATGTACCATATCGTTGGTCTCATGGTGCAACCGATGACCATTTGGGGGATGGATTAATTATATACTCTTTGATTCAATATATGAGAGCAAAGGTATGTGTTTGTTTAGGTAGTGGTGGAGGATTTATACCAAGAATAATGACACAGGCTAAGATGGATTTGCATTCACAAAATATATTTGAAGGAAATGAGGATAAAAGTTGGGGTGATATTGGAACTACTTACATTGTAGATGCGGCAAATGGAATTGGTGGTAATGTGAATTGGTTAAAAGAAGAATCATTTTTTAGAAGATTATTTTCACCAAGAATTATAAACGATACAACTGCAAATGCATTTCATAATTATTTTGTATTAAACGATATTAAAATTGATTACTTACATATTGATGCGGGTCATTCGTATGAAAATGTAAAAGAAGATTTTGAATTGTATTCTCAGTTAATGAGTGAGAATGGTATTATATCAATTCACGATACTGACCCTAATTATGCAGATAAATACATAGTGACAAATGAGGTGAAAGATAGAGGTGATTTTGATGATTGGAAAGGCCCTATACAATTAGCAAAAGAAATAGATACTACTAAGTGGCAAGTGTTTGATTTGTTTAATTTTGGTATTCAAAAAAATAAGCCGGCATCAACCGGATTAACATTAGTAAGAAAAAAATAATGAAAAGATTAGTTACAGTTACAGGTAGTAGAACATCAACATTAAAACATATGCTAAATCACTACAAAGATTTAGTAGATGAAATGTATGTGGTAGTATATGAATGGGAAGGAAAAAGTTTATACGAATCAGTAAATCATATTGTTTCACAATTTCCAACAGCAAAAATAGTAAAAAGAGTTTATAAAGAAAAATTTAATTGGGAATATGTAACTAAATTATACAATGAAATAAAAATGATGTATCCTGATGATTGGTGGATAGTATCGGATGATGATGAGTTTCATGTATATTCAAAAGATTTAAATACAATTATAGAAGATTGTGAATCTAATGGGTGGGCAATGGTTAGAGGTGGATTTGTAGACAGAATCGGTAGAGATGGTGAATTTGTAGAACTAAAAGAAGATGTAAACATATTTGAACAATTTCCATTAGCAGGTTGTTTTCGTTATCCATTAAGTAATGCATGTCCAAATAAAATGTGTATAATGAAAGGTTGGGTAGAACTTACACCAGGACAACATTATGCAAAAATAGATGGACAAACTACTTGGAAATGGCAAGGCTGGAATCATCCATTGATTGCACCAACTAATCAATATAATGTTCAGGTTCATCATTTTAAATGGGATTCAACTTGTATAGATAGAATTAAAGCAGTAGCAGATATCAAACAAGATTATGCGTATTCAAAAGAATATCAAATAATGTATGATGCATTAAAACTAAATAATTTTAAAATTGATATTTATGATGAGAGATTTATGATTGAAGATGCCGGTGTATTAGGTTATAGTTTATGGCGAGTACTCTTCAAAATAATTCAGTCCGTTTAATTTGGTTATATAAATAAAATTTGTTACATTTAGATATGAGTAATCATAAATTAGCTATTGTAGTTCCATATAGAGATAGGAGAGAACATCTCGATATTTTCTTGCCACACATACAATCGTTTTTAAAAGGTAAAGATATTGATTATAAAATATTTGTAATTGAACAATCCGATAATAAACCGTTTAATTATGGTAAGTTATGTAATTCTGCATTTCACTTACTAAAAGATGAATATGATTATTTTTGTTTCCACGATGTAGATATGTTACCAGCATCAGATAAAGCAGATTATTCTTACAAAGAACATCCTACCCATTTAGCAACTCGAGTACAAGTGCATGAAAATACTTTACCTTATTTACAATATTTAGGTGGAGTATTAATAATTTCAAAAGAAGATTTTGAAAAAGTTAATGGTTATTCTAATGAATATTATGGATGGGGATATGCAGATTTAGATTTATTATTTAGAATGGAGAAAGCCGGTGTTAAATTAGATTCAGAATATATTTACCCAAGAGTAGATACCGAATACGAAATAGATAGATTAAGAATTACCGATTCAATCAAAAAAGAAAAAGTATCGTATTTAAAATTTGATGGTGAAACTCAAATGGAAATATTACCAAATAAATTCTTAAAAGGAATTACAACAGATTCATTTACAATATCGGCTTGGATTAACTTTGATGATTTTGTTAAAGAGGAGCAATATGTAATTTCATTTCCTGGATTCAATAGTGGTATTTCAATTCAACCGGATAACACATTAAGATTTAATTTTTGGGGAAAGGATAATAAATATTATTTTAATTATAGAAAATTAAAACCAAATCAATGGCATCATATTATATGTAATGTTGATTTTGATTCAAATAAATTAAGATTATTTGTAGATACATTTGAAGAAAATAAAAAAATAGATACACTAACACAATTTGAATTACCATTGTGGGATTATACCAAAGATAAAATTTATATTGGATGTGGTTCACATGGTAAAAATATGTTTAGAGGTAAACTAGCTAATCTTTATATATTTGATTATACATTAAGTGATTCGGAAATCAAAAATTTGTATTTAAATGGATTGATTAATAATAGGAAATTACAAACACAATTTGAACCAACATTAAAATATCAATTTAATAATTTTTATAAAAACTTTGTAATGGATGGTAGTAAACATCACAACCACGCCACATTGTATAATACACATGGTAGTAATTATTCAGAATATCTTTTAAAGGATGAAATAATAAAAACATCTAAAATAAAACTACCAAAGAGAATTGAAGCAAATTTTCAATCACTACCGCACGATAATGATACGGATATTGTTAATAGATTTAAATCATTTGATCCTGATATTATTGAGAATGGGTTAATATTTTTTAATGATATATTAACTGAAAAATTTTCTACTACTAAAATAGGATTAAATAATTTAAAATTTAAATTAATTAAACAAGAAACCTTTGATAAAAATACAGAATGGTATAAAATAATTTTATGATAAAACAATTATTAAACAACGAATTAGTTGTAAAACAATTAGAAGCAATTGCTGAAGAATTAGAAGTAATGAAAGAAAGTAAAGGAGATTTTTCTTTTTTCTTACCTAAACTTATTATTAATATAGAAGCATTATTAAAAATGTATCATTTTAATGGTTCTAATACATTTGATTACGCAATAAATTTTTTAGATACAAAAGATGAAAAAGTTTCTTTACAACAAGAAAGAGAAAATGTTGGTAAAGGATTAGAACAATTATATACAAGACTAGGTGAAGTTGATGCAAGATTATTAGAAATAGAAACACATATAACAACTCCAGAATGGAAAGTGTGGAAAGAAGGACACGAAGCAATTGCATTTGAAACAGTAAAAAAATTCTTAAAATAAAAACAAAATAAAATGGCAGAAAAAAAAGAACTAACAACCGAAGAAAGAGGTGTAAAAGCATTAGAAAGTATCGCACACTCAGCACAAGACATTAGTGATTGGTTATACGATTTAGATACCAAAGGATGGTCTACAAGATTAGAATGGTATTTAAATGAGTTTTACAATATTGCTAAAACCAAAGCAGTTGGAACATCAACAAGACCAGATAAAGAGTCCGAAAGAGAAGCTTAATGAAAAAATTAGCAATAATAGTTCCATATAGAGATAGAACATCTCATTTAGAAGTATTCGTTCCTTATATGCAAGAGTATTTAAAGGATTACGATTACAAAATCTTTGTCATAGAACAGAGTGATGATAAGCCTTTTAATAGAGGTAAACTTTTAAATGTAGGAGCTAGGATTGCAATTAAAGAAGGTTTTGATTATTTTGCATTACATGATGTAGATATGTTACCTTTAAAGGGAGTAGATTATTCTTATCCTGATACACCAATTCATTTAGTATCTAAAATTAATAAAGATATACCATTCATCGATTATTTTGGTGGAGTTACTTTATTTAATGTACATGATTATAAATTAGTAAATGGCTATTCGAATGAGTATTGGGGTTGGGGATTTGAAGATGACGATTTATTATATAGATGTATTCAGAGAAATATACCATTAGATAAAATATCAGTTGGTATACCTGATAAAAACTATTTAATAAATTATTTTAAATTTGATGGTAAACAATCTTATATTAAAATTCCTTACAAAAATTTATCATCTATTTTTAATGGTGATTTTACAATATCAATCAAAGTAAAACCGGAAGATAGTAAGACCTCATTAAAAGAAGAGTTCGATGAATATCAGATTACATCAATACCAGGTAGAAACACAGGTATATCATACACATCATTCAAACGATACAAAGGTGAGATTTGGACTAAAGATGATATTTCAACATCTATTCAAAGTGATATCATTGGTGAAGTGTGGTCACATTTAGTAATTACAAAAGAAGATGATACATTTTCTTTTTATATGAATGGTGAATTAATTGATACCAAAGAACTAAAAGACCAAATATATGAATATGATAATGATTATTTTTATATTGGAGTAGGTAATCCAACATTAGATATTAAACAATTTTATTTTAAAGGATTAATTGCTGAGTTTGCTATTTGGAATATTGCATTAGAATTCGATAACATAAAAGAAGTATATGAAAATTCATTATACAAATCTATAATTAATGATTATAGAAAATATGATAAATCAAAATACTTAAAATGTTATTATGATTTTAAAAATTTTAAAGGTGATATTATACAAGATTTAAGTGGTAATAAAAATAATGGATTTATTTACAATTGTGAAGATAACATATTAGTAGATAAATTTGAAACAGAAATTATAGTTCCAATCAGACGAGAAGGAAAATTTAAAACATTAAAGCATAGTTCTAATTCAACAATTGGTAATAATTGGATACATTCAGAAACAAGAAAAAATCAAGAAAGATTTTATAACGAAATGAAAGGTAATATAGTAGATTTATCAATAGATGGATTAAACACCTGTATTTACAAAGAAATAGAAAGTAATAAACTTTCAGATAAGGCAATTAAAATTTCAGTTAAACTATGAAGTTAGGAGTTTGTGTACCATATAGAAATAGAGAAGCACATTTAGCAGAATTTGCACCAAGAGTTCATAAGTTTTTAACTGAACAAGGTATTGAACATAAAATATATTTTGCTCACCAATGTGATGATAAGTTATTTAATAGAGGTAAGATGAAAAACATCGCCGCTAAGCACGCATTTGATGACGGGTGTGATTATATTGTATGGCACGATATAGATATGGTACCAGAAGATAGTTCTTGTGATTATAGCTTCAATCCTGAGAACCCTAAGCACTTAGCTGTAAGAATATCTCAAACAGATTATAACCTCAAATATGAGGAGTATTTTGGTGGTGCAGTACTATTCACAAAAGAACAAGTAGAAGCTACAAATGGTTACTCAAATGATTATTGGGATTGGGGTATGGAAGATGATGACCTATTTTGGAGATGTGTATTAACAGGTAATGCAGAACAACATTATTTACCAGATATAGTAAACCAAAAGTATGGATATTTTGATGGATTAAAATCATATGTTAAAATAGAACCATCTCGTTCAATTAGAAATTTATGTTCGCGTTCACATACGGTTTCAATATTAGTAAGAGCACATCAACAAGAGGAGAAAGTTCCTATTTATTTAATTGGTGATGAGGATAGAAGATTTTGTGAATATCCAATTCTTCGTAGACCAGGACATGATTGGGGTATATCGTACAACAATAGTAGAGCATTTACTTCTATGTTATGGAATAATGAAAGAGAGTTTTTATACTTATGGGCAAAGAGATACGAACAACAATGGAGTTGGGTAACGTTGACAGTTGATGATGATAATAAATTAATTTCACTTCACATCAATGGCAGAAAAAGTGATGCAAGATTTGGAACAGGTGCAACATCACCATTAGAATATAGTGGTTATTTAAAAAGATATGGAACAGAACCATATTATATTGGAACAACACCATCGGTAGGAGTAGATGAAGTTAATAGATGGTTTAAAGGTGATATTGCAAAAGTTATGATGTGGGACAGATGTTTATCGGAAAATGAAATAATGGAATTTCCGGATGATATGGTTGCACATTATGATTTTAATTCAATAAATGGAAACGTATTAAATGATTTAAGTGATAATGGAAACCATGGTGAAATAAATGATGTTGAAATAAAAGAAGAAGATATTTTAAAAGTTCATAATACTATCTTACCATTTCGTAGAGACGGTAAGTTTGAATGTTTACCACACCAAACCGAAGGCCTAATAACAATTGCCGGAGTAGATAAATGGGCAAAGGGTGAAACTACTGCAAGAAACGAAAGAAGATATATATTAGAAATGCAGCAAGGTAAATATAATTGGAAAAACGATGGTATGAATAGTTTAGAATACGAACTCATATCAATAGATGAAATAGGTAATAATTCTGTAATAATAAATTGTAAAGCATAATGGCTAGTTACGAAAAATTTGAAAATGTAAGAGAACAATTAAATGCAGTGGGAGTAGGATTTTGTTTAGCAAAATGGATGCAAGTAACGATGCATTTACATATTGGACATAATCATAGTTGTCACCATCCAATGACACATCAAATATCAACAACTGAATTAAATAGAGACCCTTCCGCACTTCATAATACACGTTTCAAAAAACAAAAAAGAAGAGAAATGCTAGAAGGTGGGAAGCCAGCAGAATGTGATTATTGTTGGGGTGTAGAGGATAGTTCAAATCAATTTAGTGATAGAACATTTAAATCATCTGAACCATGGGCATTTCCACATTTAGAAAAAATTAAAGAAAGTAATTGGAGAGATAACATTAATCCTTCGTATGTAGAGGTTTCATTCAGTAATGCGTGTAATTTTAAATGTTCGTATTGTGCACCACCATTCTCAACAAAATGGATGGAAGAAATTGAACAACATGGGGGATATCCAACTTCCGATAATTTTAATGGATTAGAACATTTTGTAAGTAGTGGTAGAATACCAATTCCTCAAAGTGAATATAATCCATATGTAGAAGCATTTTGGAAATGGTGGCCGGAGTTGTATCAAGATTTATATA